ACTTACTTGCCATAGCGGTTTTTGCGATGATACTATTCATTGCCAACCTATTTAAAACGGAGCCTAAAATTACGCTCGAAATACAGTCAACCATCCGAAGCGGAAAGATAACAATGCTTACTAATCAACGGAATTTGCTGTTAAGTGAAATATCGTATAAACAAGCAAAGAATTCAATGGCAATTGACTCACTAAAAAATAATTAATTATGGCAAATTTTGAAATTGCAGACAAACTTACCAGAAGATCCGAAGGCGGTTATACTGGCGACCAAGATGACAATGGTAACTGGACAGGCGGAAAAAAAGGCGTCGGCGTGTTGATTGGAACTAATTACGGGATTAGCGCTCCTGTATTGATGGCTTATTTAGGGATAGTCCCAACTATTTTGGAAATGAAAAACTTGTCAAAAGAAACCGTTGAGAAAATTTACATAAAAAATTATTGGAACCCTATTAGAGGTGATGAAATCCAAAATCAGGATATAGCTAATGATATTTACGATATGTCCGTAAACGCAGGTGTTGGCACTTCCATAATTCTAGCTAAAAGAGCCAGAAACATCAAAGAAACGAGTAAAATGGATGATCAATTTTTAAAAATTCTAAATCAAGAAGTATGAAAAATTTAGCAATGTTGTTATTCTTTTTTTTGGTGAGTTGTACGCCAAAAAGCAAAGTTATAGACTCTAAACCTAGCGATTATGTGATTTGTGATTCTTTACACAATACTCCAGAAAAAATATTTATTACTGATACCATATCAGTATCAAATGAAATATTTGAACATAAATACGATAGTCTATTGAGAGTTGTAAAGAAAAAAAACGATAGTCTATTTATTGAGCGATACAAAATAGAAAGAATTAAATATTATAATAAAATCGTTCAAAAAAACAAAAAGCAATTGAAGTTCTTGTCAGGCTGGATCAATCGGGTAGTCAAAAACTAATTTAAAAATATCTATTATGAAAAATCAAAACACTATTCACGTCCTGATCTGGATTTTCGCTTTCGCGATGGGATTCTTAAACCGATAATTATGACACAAATAAACTTGTTGCCCGTAAAAGAATGGCTTTTCAAGAACTGGGCGATTGTCGCCTTGGTGATTGTATCGTTCCTGTATTTCAAGTCCTGCGAGGGAAGCAGGGAACTGGAATCTTCCTTGTCCGCCTCCAAAGTAAAAGAGGACAGCTACAAGGCAATTGCCAAAACCAATGAAGACGCCGCAGTGTTTTACCGCACACAGGCCAACAAAAGAAAGACCAAAATTGCCGTTCTAGAAAAAGAAGTGGTTGCATTGAAAACCTCGAAAATAGCCGTAGACAAAAAGACTGCCGAAAATATCAAGAAGGTACAAAGTTTTACTTCGCAGGAAATAAAAAAATATTACGTCAATGAGTTTAAATATTTGGACATCCCGATAGTTGCTGCAGGATTAGTTCACAGCGATTCGTTGAACAAAATGATAATAACGGTTATCGAAAAAGGAAAAGGATCCGAAGAAAAACTGGTCTTGACCGAGAAAGCCTTGGCAAAATCGGAAGTAGCCAATGCCGAGCTGAAACAGGCCAACGGCGAACTGGAAAAAAGCAACGATTCCTTTTCGGAAGCCAACGACAACCTGAAGAAAGCAAATGAGGAAGCGGACAAGGCGGTCAAGATCGTCGAAAAATCATTCCGCAAGGAAAGGAACAAGAAAACATTTTGGCAAGCGACAACGGCAGCCGTGATAATAGGAGCCAGTTATTTGTTGATCGTGAAATAACCGTGTTTAATTTAGTATAAATTATTGTTATCAATAGTAATAAAAAAAGCGAAATGGACGAAAATAAAGAAAGACTACAGGAAAGCCGCAAGAAAGCAATTCCAGGATTGGTGGAAAAATACCAAAAATTGGTCGATGATACTTTCGATGCAGTTACCAAACCGCTTCCTACTTTTTCGGACAGGGAAAACAAGGACGGAGAAATAACCGCGACAGCCGAGCAGCAGCTTTTTATGTTTATCGACATCAGGAACAAAGCCTTGGACAATGCCAACAATATGCTGCTAAAAATAAACCAGCTAGAAATAGAATTACACGCTCCGGAATTGTTCGAAAGCGATATGAAGGCAAAAGAAGCCGAAGATAACAACACGCCAGAACCCGTAAAAAGAAGCTGGACCAAAAAGAAAGCCGAAGAAAATAAATGATATTTTATCTAGGACATAAAGCAGAAGAAGTCATCGTTGACACTAAAACCAGACTGGCGCGAAACAAAGCCAAGTCGTGGAAGTACGGCTATGACGAAACCATTGACGTGATCATCATTTCGAAAGACGGAACTCTTGGAGAAATTTATTACATCAACGGACTGCATATTGGATTCCCTGAAAAACCGGAGCACAAACAAATAATCAATTGGGACAAGACCGCCGCCAACCAAATGTGGCATCGAGAACCGATAAAAGAAGGATTGACCGAAGAGAATCAATTCAATCAAAAATACGAAAGTTATATTGAAGAAGAATTTAGAAGAAGAGAAGAAGGCGTATGGATTTACATAAACGGAATCCCTGTTTACATAACTGGACTATACTATATGTTTCTTCAATGGATGGAACAAGAAGAAGGTTTTCCAAACTTTAGAATTATTCAAAACGAATTGATGCTTTATTGGGAAGCTTGCAAGGCAGACGAACGCAGTTACGGCATTTGTTATGTGAAAAACAGGCGTTTTGGATGGTCCGCTTTGTGCTTGGCAGAAATGCTTAATGCAGGAACGGTTGTCGAAAACAAAAAAATTGGATTAATATCAAAAACAGGGGATGATGCCCAAGAGCTTTTTGACAGAATGGTATATTCATTCAAGACAATGCCCTTCTTTTTTATGCCAATTTGGGATGGAACCACTACTCCTAAAAAAGAATTGTCTTTTTCTGAACCTACCAAAAAGCGCAAAGCAGGAGAAAAAATAAAAACCAAAGATACAGATGACGGTTTAAATACAAAAATCAAATGGCACGCAACCGTCTTGAACAAAATGGATGGTGGTAAAATATTTAGATCTGCAATCGACGAGTGTGGTAAGTTCCCGAAAGACGTTCCATTTACAAGATATTGGTCAATTGTAAAAACATCACATCGTCTTGGAAGAAGAATTGTTGGAAAAGCAATGACTGGCTCAACAGTAAACGCAATGAAAGATGGTGGAGCAGAATTCAAGAAAGTTTACGATAAAAGCGATCCATTAGAAAGAACAGAAAACAACCAAACACCTTCAGGTTTATACAGGATTTTCATTGCTGCAAAATTTTGTCAAGAAGGTTTTTTTGATGTTTTTGGATTTTCGATAGTTGATGATCCAAAAGTAAAAACAAAAACCGACTTAGGAGATTATACAGAAATTGGAGCCGCAAGATATTTAAAACAAGAATCAAATGCCTTAAAAGACGATCCGGAAGAATTTAACGAGCAGTTAAGACAATTTCCTGACACAGACAGGGATGCCTTTCGCGACGAAGCCACGGACTGTTCCTTCAACTTGATGAAGATCAACGAGCAAATTGACCACAACGAATTCGAGGCCAAGCCGGACGACGTGGAAAGAGGGAATCTTTCTTGGGCAAACGGAATACAGGATACCACCGTGCAATGGAACGAAAATCCTTTGGGAAGATTCTGGATTGCCAAAGGTTGCCACCCAACGGAAGATTTCCGCAACAAGAAAGAAAAGAAAATGATCAACGGCGTTTTGGCTTGGGCGCCAACCGCTTTGCACATTGGTTGTTTTGGAGTCGATCCCTACAACAGGAGCAAAACCGTGGACAGCCGAGGTTCGAAAGGATCCGCGCACTTGTCCACCAAAACAAATACCAGCGCATTGCCCAACGAGGCTTTCATCGTGGAATACATTGACCGTCCCGCCACGGTGGAATTGTTTTTCGAGGATATGCTAATGATGATGGTTTATTATTCAATGCCGATGCTTTGCGAATTGTCCAACGAGAAGTTCCTGACGATGATCAAGGATCGTGGATATCGCCATTTTTCAATGAACAATCCATTAAAAAACTGGTCGGAACTTAGCCATACCGAACAATTATACGGTGGGATTCCACCACAAGATGCCAAAGTGGGCGCACAACAATTTTTTGCGGTCGAAACCTATATCGAAGATCGTGTAGGCGTGGCAAGGGAAAGCGGCAACAGGCTACAGGGCGAAATGGGATTTATGCCCTTTACCCGAACCTTGATGCAATGGAAAGACGTTGACCCCAACCAAAGAACCAAGTTTGATGCCTATATCAGTTCCTCTTTATCCCTATTAGGAAACCAGAAACTGGAAATAAAAATGAAGGCAAAAGAAGTCCGAAAAATACCATTCACCATATACAACAACAGCGGTAACACATCAGTCAAAAAATGAGCACAGAAACAAAAAAAATCTACGGATTGCCAGATCCCCTGGCTCCAGATGCAGTAAAAAAATCTCCCGAATACGGATTGAAAATTGCCAAGATCATCGAGCAGGAATGGTTTGGCGGCGGGATGATTTCGGCCACCTGCGATTTTATGACCAGACGACAATGGATCATCGACAAGCGGTTGTTCGTTCGTGGCGAAGGGGATTCCCAGACCGAAAAAGACCTGATTTCCAGAAACGAGGGGGATTTGGATTACAACAATCTGGACTGGACACAACTTAATTTTGCCCAAACGCCCTGCAACATCGTGGCCAACGGCATTCGTGACGAGAACTACACGCTTGACATTCGCGCCGTGGATGCCATTTCGGTGCAGTTGCGACAAAGCACGATGGAAAACCACCGCAAGAACATGTATGCCAAACCGATGCTAGACAAGGCCAATGAATTGTTGGGAATCGATTTGCGCCCAAAAGGTTTCGTGCCGGAAGACGAGGAAGAATTGGCATTGAAAATGGAGCTGGACGAAAAGCCGGACATCGAGATTGCCGAAGAAATACTGATTGATTTCGTCAAAAGAACCAATGAATGGACCTATACCGAGCAGGAAAAAAACAAGGACTTGGTACACATAGGACTTGCCGCCGCGAGGGTTTACACAGACAAGAACGACGGCGTGAAAGTGGACTTCATCGATCCTGAAAACTACGGACACAGTTACGTAAAGAACAACAATTTCAGCGACGCCTATTACCATTTCGTGGTTGACACCATCACCATAAACGACATCAAGCGCGAAAGCGATCTTGAAGACTCGAAACTAAGGGACATTGCTGCAAAATACAGCGGCGTGAATTCCGCTTATTCCGGAAACGATTTCAAGACCTGCGAAATAAACTCCATCCTGAATATGAAGATCGACGTGATGCGTTTTGCCTTCAAGTCTTCTAAAACCACCGTTTACAAAAAGACCTTGAACAAAAAAGGACAGGTGACAAAAGTATCGAAACGCGACGAGAGTTTTGATCCTCCGGGAGAAATGGCAAACTTGAAAGCCTCGAAAACATTGGACACCTGGTACGAAGGAAACTACATCGTGGGATCCAACGAGATTTACGGCTACCAGGAATGCGAAAATCTGGTTCGCGACGAAATGAACAAGGTAAAATCGCCTTTCGTGGTTCGCGCCACCGACATCTACAAAAACAAACTCAAATCATTTTTGGGCGACATCCAGCCGGTTTGCCGCGAGTTGCAAAGAGAACACCTGAAATTGCAACAATTGATTCTGGAATTGAAACCAGACTTGACAGAAATCGATTTGGACAGCCTTGCCGTTCTGGAAGGAGCCAAAGGCGATGCCAAGAAGGAAAACTGGAAAACAGCCTTGAATTTATTGAACGTGAAAGGGGTTGTTTTCAAGGAACGCATCGACATGGGCGAAATGGGAATGAAGGAAGGTTCCGCCGCCAGACCGATAGGCAATAGCCAAGGAAGCGCGATTACCCCGATCCTGAATTCTTGGGCGCATTATGCCAACCAATTGTACAGAATCACGGGAATAACACCTGCCAATGACGGAACTTTGTCGCAAGATGCCTTGTTGGGCGTGAACGAAATGGCGAAACTGGCAGGAAACACCGCCACGAAACACATCGTTGATGCCGCCGTGGATTTCAACAAACGCGTGTGCGAAGTGATTTCGTCCAGAATTCACGGAATTTTCAAGTACGACGACAACGGACGCCTGAAAAAAATGTACGAGAACGCCGTGGGCAAACACAATCTGGACGCCTTGAAGGCCTTGTCAGACAGGAGCCTCCACGAATTTGGTTTCACAGTGGAAATGGTACCGACCCAACAACAAATGGCGAATTTCGAAAGGGATTTGGGCATTGCCCTGCAAGAAGGAACCATCGACGTGGAAGACAAGATCCAGGCGGAGAACATTGCCAAGAACAACATCAAGTCGGCATATCGCTACCTGAAATACCGCAGGAGAAAACGCATCAAACAGCGTATGGAGGAACAATCGATTATGGCGCAAGAAAAGAGCCAGAACGACATTGCCTCGGCACAGGCGGCAGCGCAATCCAAGGTGAAGGCGTACGGCTTGCAGAAACAAATCGACATTGATTATGAATTGAAGCTTTCGCAAATCCGTTTGGGCGAAAAACAGGCGATGCAGCAAATCGAGGCACCGGAAAAAGAGCAGGAATTCAAGCAGGATGTTTATATCGAGAGTATGAAGGTGCAAACGACGATGGACCTGAACAAATACAAGGAGGATGCCAAAGATCTTCGTTTGGACAGGCAGTCTTCGCAGAATTCGCAGATGATCGACCAGAGGAAGAAAGATTCAGGCCCGATAGATTTCGAGAATCCATTTGAATTTGATTCTCTGTTTGAAAATTAGTATAAATAATTTGTACCAGTAATATAAAAATTGATTATGTTTGTATTCAATTAATTTTTAACCAAACTTAAAAACAATGAAAAAATTACTATTGTTATCGTTGAGTTTATGCCTTCTATTTTCTGTCACGGCACAATCCAGTGTCCAGAACCTCAAAATTGAAAAGCACAAAACAGAAAAAGTGTCGTTTGAAGCCGTAGTCGTTTCAACAGTGGGAGTGTCAACTTCTAAAATCGAGGGGTTTTCCTCCAATGTATTTGTCCAGCGACAATGTAGTAATTTTGCAAAAGAAGCGAGTTTTGCTTTTGCCAATCTGGAAACACAATCCTTTAATTACAGTCGGTATTGGTGCCGGAATTATGAACATTCCAATTCGATATACAACAATACTTCCATCAAAAAAGACCAGCCGGCAGAATCGGAATCAGAAGAAGATATTCCCGTCTAAAGACAAAACAGCATATATATTAAAAGCACTGAACTTAAAATTCAGTGCTTTTTTTTGTTTAATAACTAGACAACAAACAATTGAAAACGTGGTTTCCCAATGATGGATGAACGCAGTTTCTTAAAATTTGAACAGGACAATGATTATTGCCGTAATAGATGTTTTCGTCGTAATGAATTCCAAGCCAATCCATCATTGTTTTTTTTTGTCCAATAGTCGCCAAATTCATCATTCCTTTTGGAGATTTTGGCAAATCATCCATTGGCGTAATATCAAAGTTTGACCAGAATAAATGACGACCCATTTTTGTTGGATTTCCGTAAGGCTCATAATATGGAACTACATTTTCTACAAACCACTTCCCTTTGAAATAAGTATTTAAAAATATTATTTCTTCAAACAATTTGCCATCTACAAAACGAACCATATTATGACGGGTTGCGCGATTCATCTTCGAATGAGTTTGGCACATTATACCACTTGCAATTACATCATAATCCTTATAGTTTTCCAATAGGAATTGGTGCGCATCAGCAATTATAACCTTTTGATTTGGCTTCCTCTTTTGCAGAACTGCGGCTATTTTTGGATTTAGTTCTATGTGGGTAATTTCGAAAACACTTTCATCCAATAATTCAGTAGTGCCTCCAAGTCCTGCGTACAGGTGTAGTAATTTGTATTTCATATCTGGATTTATTTTTATCAAAAGTATAAATAATTGATACTAATAGTATGTGTTTTTCGATACTATTTACCTATCGTTTTGTATTTAAGTATCAATTATAATTATTATTAGTACTAATTATTTGTATTTGATAAATATTATTTATTACATTTGTCATACCTATAACGAAAATCTATCAAAATGGTTACTGAAGGAACTGAAAACGGTCAAGAAGAAGGAAACAACGAAGGCGCGCAAGCTGCCGTAATTACCAATGAAGGAACTGCCGCAGGGGAAGGAAATGCCGCCGCCGAACAAGCAGCAATCCCGACCGAACCGTCCGAAGAATCAGTCATAAAATATTTCGCCTCCAAAGGCAGGTCCGTCGAGAAATTGGACGATTTGTTTGTGGAAAAAGTCAAAGAGGTTAATCCATACGAAAACACCTCCGACGAACTGAAACAAATTTTGGCTTACCAGAAAGAAACAGGCCGAGGCGTAAAAGATTACTTCAAGTTGCAGGAAAACATCGATGACAGACCCTTGGTTGATTTGGCGCTTGAAAAAGTACGCAACGAAGTGGGAGGAACATTCTCTCCCGAAGACCTGACCGCTTATTTGGAAGATGCTTTGGCAATCGACTTGTCGGGCGACTTGACTCCAACGGAAACGGTGAAGTTGACAAAATTCGTCAAGGATTACAAGGAGCAATTGAAAGCCGACCAGGAGAAATACAAGACTCCGGTGGCAAAAGCTCCAGAAGCCAAGGCAGACACCGTGGAAATGATCACGCTGGCCGATGGACAACAAGTTGCAAAAAGCGTGTTCGAAGCACACGAAAAAACAAGACAAATTTATTTGAATGACATAAAAGAAGCAGTGAACAGTGTTGCGGCATCTTCCATTAAAATTGAGTTTGACAATAACGGGGTTAAAGAGGAACTGACCTACAGTTATGATTACGATGCAAACGACCACCAGAATATGGTAGCCATTGCAGAGGATCTGGACCAGACAGTCACCAAACTTTTTAGAACCGAAAAAGGGTTCAACCATCAAGACTTTATTGAAAGCACTTGGTTTTTGGACCGAACAAACCGGGAAAAATGGGCCGCAGCACTCGTGAACAAAGCAAGAGCAGAAGCCATAACAGAATTAACGAAAGCGGAAAACAACGTGAACTTCAACAGGGACGGAATGCCAAAACAAGCAGGCAATCCGAATGTGAGGATAGTTCCAATCAAAGAATTACTCAACCGTTAAAACCTAGAAATTATGGCTTTCGATTTAAAAACCAACAACCTTACCGGCGCTGCAGTCATTGACCAACCAGGTGGGGTATTAGCGACAGACGCTAACTTTATCACCCTTTACGATTACGCAATGCAATACCAACCGGAATTAATTCCAGAGTTGCATTATGCCAACGGAAAAGGAAGTATTACAGGAGTTCTTGCTTTAATGGCAGGTGAAAAAACCTATGCTTCGGACGTAGTTCAGCATATGGAAATGAACCGTTTGATGAACAAGCTTAAAAACGTAACTGTAGTAGGGGATATTTTCACTTCTGCAACCGACCACAATTTGAGACCCAACATGGTTATCAAAATTTCGGATGGCGTAAAAGAAGTTCAGGCTTATGTAGAATCAATCACTTCAAGCAAAATCTTTGTTGCCTTGAATGATAAAGAAGGAGCTTACGGCTTTGCTGGCGCAGTGGATATTGTTGCAGATTTTGCCAACAGATGGGACAAAGGAACTAAATCTTTCGTGAAAGGAAGAACCTGGAATCCTAAAAAATTCGAGAATTTTACCCACATCACCAAAGAGCGTTACGACGTGAATGAAAGTGACATGGCACACAACATTTGGTTGGACACTCCAGACGGACCAAGATGGTGTAACACGGAATTGGAAAGAACCAATACGTTGTTTGACAATTTAATTGAGTTGACCCAATTTTTCCACGAAAGAGCTGCTGATGGATCTGATTCTGCAGTTGCCGGATATGCACAAGGTATGAATGGTGTAATTCCAATCGTAGAGAAATACGGTAACATTTCGAACAGCTATATTGATTCATTGGCCGCTTTACAAGCTATTGCCAAAAGAATCAAGTTGCAAACCGATTGTACCGAGTACACTTTCTTCTGTGACCACGACCAAATGAATAATTTCAACGCAATTTGCGCTGGCGTGAATGCTGCCTTCTTGAACGGAGCAACTTACGGTTCATTCCCTAATGGAAAAGAAATGGCTTTGGCCTTGGATTTCGTTTCTATTTTCGTGAGTGGCATCACTTTCCACTTTACTGCCTGGAAATTGCTTAACGACCCTACATTGATGTCAGGCGGCAAGTTTGATACTACCGGTATCGCTTACTTCGGATTGCCAATGGGTAAACAAACCGTTCTTAATATGGAAGGTGGAAAAGAAAGCAAACCATACTTGTCAATCTACAATAGAGTGAAAGGCAACGTGAACAGAAAAAGAAAAGCAACCATTTTCGGACTTGGTGGAACTCCACAAGAAGACGACAAAATGACTATGCTTCTTTTGAACGAAAGTACTACACAAGTAGTTGGACCCAACGCTTTCTTCGTAGGAAGAAGAGGAGTTGTTTACGCATAAACAGTAACCTAAAAAGCAGGGAGTTTACAAAATTCCCTGCTTTTTTTTAATATTTAACAAAATGGGAAAACAAATTGAATTTAGATTAACAGAAAAAAGAACTCCAGCATCGTGGACATTAAGTGGAGGGTATGCAGTAAAACCGGGAGTTGGAAGTAAACTAATAAACTATTACCCTGGTTCAGACAGTTATTTTGTAGAAGACCAAAAATCTGACGTGAAAGCAAAAGAGGTTGAGTTTTTCTACAATGATGTTCTTTCCGATCCAGCTACATCTATATTCGTGGATGAAGACAACAAATGTTTGATTGGCTATTTGAAAGCGCATACTTTCTTTAATGCGCATTATTATATCCACAACGAAGACCAATTGGCAGAAAACAAACTGGCAGATTACGACAAAATAGAAAAAGCATTCTCGTTGATCAAGGAAAATGAAGATTTGAAAGTACAGGCTATGGCTTTGGCTATTTTCAAGGAAGAAGCTTTTGGATGGTCCGCCACCAAATGCAAGGCGGAGTTGAAAGAAAAAGCGACCCGCAACCCAGACGTGATCATCAACGCCATCGAGTCGGAAAAATATGAAAGCAGATATTTGTCGGCTTTGGCATTTTATGCCGGAATCGTGAAGGAAGACCAATTGAAAGGTGCCGTTATATGGAATGACGAAGACGCAGGAGTTGTTTTGCGCATCGCCAAAGGAGAAAACGGAATCACGAAATTAGGAGAATTGTTGTCCACAGTTTCGGATGAAAGCACTCTTGTATTGCAGGAAATCGGGATTCGATTGAACAAGAACACTCCCGTGGAAAACTTGAAGGTGATTGGAGCCAACACCGTTACCGGAAAAACCGAAGACCAGATCAAGGAAGAGGCAATTGCCGAATTCAAGGCGAGTCTTGCACCCGTGAAAACGGAAGCGGAAATTCGCGCCGAGATACTGGCTGAAATGGCGGGTGGAGCACCGGATGTCGTGGTAGTTGACAAAAAAGAAGTAATTGCTTTTGACGCCACAAATTTGGAGCAGGTTCAGGCAAAGTACAAGGAAGTTACCGGAAAAAATATGCCGGTAAATATGAAGAACAACATTGACTGGCTAAATGCCGAGATTAATAAAGGAATTTAAAAAACCATTTTCGTTTGGTTCTGACTTTCCCAGTCACGAAGAAGCCCCGCACTTGCGGGGCTTCTTTAGTTTAATCTTCATCTTCTTCCGTGAAATCGGAAAGATTGAATTTCCAGTTGTTAATAAATCCTTCCGCGTCCACTTTCATAATAATGTAGTCACCGTAACCGCTTTCTTCCGGACACAATGTTGCTGGAACATATCCTTCCAAGTGAATTACTTTTTCGTCGTTTTCGTCCAAAAGGTAATAATCGCCGTCATCGCAGACTTTGTAATGAATATCCGCGGTTTTCCCAAGATCCCAGTTTATAATCTTGCCGGTTTCAATGTCGATAACCGGCAGCCAATCGTCTTCGTCAATGACCCTGCACGGAATCAATTTTCCGTCTACGTCTTCCACTCCGTCCACGGTTGCGTCTTCCCAATATCTTACTCCGGCCCTTACGTGCAAAGTCTTGATTTCGACTTCCACTTCTTTTTTGATTTTTACTTTCATTTTATGGGTTTTATGTATTTATAATAATTATTCTTTTTCCTCGTTGCTTTTGACGATATTTTCTACAATTTTTACCGTGTCATCAACACCTTTTTTGTAGCCTATATTTTGATATTGAATGGAATAACAGACTATCGCCAACATTAAAAACAATGTTGCAAACGGTAAATAAGGTTTTTCGAAACTGATGCTGAAAGGCGAGAAATTGATTTTCGGGCTTCCAGTGTAGGCAATGAATAAAAATGCCAGTAATAAAAAAAATGTTGTTTTCATAATTATAATTTGTTTTAAAATGTTTCTTTTTCCTTGAACAAAGCACAAGCGGAGTCCTTGCATTTTATTTTCAAGAGTCCGTTGTCGGTTCGGTTGGATTTACGGATCCCGCAATACTGGAACACTTTTGAATTGCATTGGTGCCTTTCTCGGTGTTCGCAATCATTGCAGGTGCTTGTTGGTTTCGGAATATTTTCTTCTATTTCAAACAGCTTTTCCATAGGTTCTGGCTTTAAATTCCGCAAAGGCTTCCATTTTTGGTTCCAGTTCAGGAATATTCATTTTACTTTCTAAAGTAATTTCTGAAATCAGACAAGTAAAATATAAGATAGTATGTATGTAGTCTTCCTGGTACTTGTCAAAGTAATTGAATCGACCTTTCTTTTCTGCCGGTATAATTTCTTCTTTTTTTATTATATCCTGTACTTGCATCCACTGTAATCCGCATTCTTTAGCTATTTGGTGCGCAGACTTCATAAATTATTTATATATTGAATCTATTTTTTTGGGATAATAGTCTTGGTATGTATCTCCAGAAATATAATCCAAATACTCCTTCATTTTATACAGAAAATCAAGCATAAATTGGGTTTTGTCAGTTCTTGGATCTTCCTTTCTTAATCTTGATATATTTTCAGAAATATCATAATTCAAAACTTGCGCAGAAAGAGCGCAGGACGATTGGTCGTTCGTTTGTTTAACCATAATTTCTTTTGGCACAACATAAACAATGGTTTTGCCGTGAAACAATATGGTTTGTCCCGTAACAGGATTGATTTTTATCTTGTTGGCAAAAATCACGTCACCGTTAATCTTATATTTCAACAATGGTCTTTCGTTGAAAAAGAATTTTTTAAATAGGTTTTTCATTTGTTATTTTTTGAATATCATTTTGCCGTTTATGCCATTCCGGAGAACGAAATATTTGTCGGCGTACAATTGTTTCAGGATCGGGTTCAGTTCGTCGTGCGACAAGCAGGTTTGGAATGCCATATCCGGAATCGAAGTCCCGCAACTCCCGTTGGAATCGGCGTGTTTCTTGTCGATTGCTTTTTTTACTTTTTCAGTGTCGTCCATACATAAATTAATGCCGTTGCAACTCCAATTATCAGCACCACTTTGCAAAACCTCGTGAAAAGTTTGAATACCATATCTACCCGTTCGTCGTCGTAATTCATAGCCAATTGATTTATTGTCAAAAATATAAATAATTAGTATCAATAGTATATATTATTGATACTATTAATTTATTACATTTGTATTTAATATAGTTTTTAACTATCGTTAGTATAAATTATTAGCACTATGATCGACAGGATATATCAAACAGTGAAGATGTTGGGCAATTCGGAGGTTCGTGGAAACTTCAAGCCAGCCGATTTCGACAAGGCGGCCTACAACGTGATTCTGGAAAAATTCGAGGAATACCCTTTTGAATTGAACCGAGCGTTGAACAGGCAAAATCGTGGGCTCGTGGGCAACGGACTGGAAAACCTGCCGGACAACATCATCGAGAAGATGCAGCATTTTTCGACCGAGGCCGTCTTGGTTTATGATTCCGGAAGTTTCACCGTTCCGGTAGATGCCAGGGACATTGACGCCGTCATCCATTTGGACAAGAACGAAATAGTCTTAGCAAAGAACACTTCGCAATTCAACCATATCGCCAATTTCAAACACATTACCCCCACCATCGATTGTCCCATTGGACTTCGGTTGGGAAACAAGATAAAGGTGCTTCCTTCCTCGATTATTACCAGTGTGAAAATGTACTACCTGCGCAATCCACTAATTCCAAAATGGACTTACGTAGTGATCAACGACGTGGAGATATTCAATCCGTCGGCGGGAGATTTTCAGGACATCGACATGCATCCGTCGGAAGAAGACGACATCATTTCTAGAATCTGCATCAAGATGGGAATCAACCTGAAGGAAAATGATTTGCAAGCAGCGGCAGCGAACAGCGAGGCGCAGGAATTTAACCAACAAAACTCGAACTAATGGCAATAGAGACACCAGAAGCATATCACGGCACGGAATCTTCCCACGGAAGCTACCAGTTTGTGCCGTTGAAAGAGGTTATTGACGGATTGCTCACGGAAGCCAAACTGGATCCGGACAATCAACTGAAAAACACCAACCGCGCCTTGATTTTGTACCACGCCAAAATGGGCATCAAGGAATTGACCAAATCCACCGCCAAGGCCATCTTGAAAATAGAAATGACCGTTCCCAACAATTCCTGCATCGTTATGCCGCAGGATTACGTGGATTACGTGAGCATTTCGGCCGTAGTTGTAGACAGCAGCGGAAACAGGAAATTGCAGCTCCTTGACGTGAATACCAATATCAATACCGCCACGGGTTACCTGCAGGACAACAATGCCCAAATCATTTTTGACAACGAAGAAAACATTGTCACCGCCGACGCTTCGAATGCCTACAACATTCCGTACCACAAATATGATTTTATTTCCTCATTAGGCGGGAATGCCACGCAGGACACCGCCAAATTGAGTGCCTACGGGGAATTCACCGTTGACGAAAACAACGGAAAAATTGTGTTCAGTTCCAATCTTATCGACAAGGAAGTCGTGGTCGTGTATGAATCTGACGGACTGCAATGGGAATCCTTTGGAGAAGGCGACATAAAAGTCCACAAATATATCGAGCAAGCCTTGAAGGACTGGACGTATTACGCCTGTATCGAAAAAAGGATAACGGTGCCGGCCAACGAGAAGCACCGCGCCTTGAACCGATACAAAACCACCAAGCACATTGCCAGAAAAAACAGGGCAGGACTGGATCTTAACGAGATTTCAAGACAAATGAGAACCAAAACCAAACACTTGTAATGGGAAATTATAGAAGAACGTTTCTTGGAGGAAAAATGAACAAGGACCTTGACGAGAGGGTTATTCCTGACGGGGAATACCGTCACGCCGAAAACATAGAAATATCCAATTCGGAAGGGTCGGAAGTGGGTTCCGTGCAGAACAGTTTTTCCAACAAAAAAATGACTTCGTTGTCCTTGGGATCGTTTCCGAACACCTTGGGAAAATACGAATGCGAAACCAGGGACAAGCTCTACTGGTTCGTTAAATCGAACAGCGGTTGCTACTTGATGGAATGGGACAACAACAGCCATTCCGTTTCCTACGTGTTGAAAGACACGCGTGTTGGAGAGGCAAGGGTCTTGAATTTGAGCGACACCCACCTGATTACCGGAATAGACAAAATCGTCAACGACAACGTGGAAGAAGACATCCTGGTGTGGACGGACAACAATATGGAAATATGTTCCATCAACATCGAACGCGCCAAAAGATACGGAGCGAACGGTTTCGATATCGAGGACATCACCTTGATCAAAAAGCCGCCCCGTTTTGCGCCAAAAGCCACCTTGATCTACAACGGCAAGGAAGGCAACAACATCGAGGAAAAATTCTTGTTGTTCGCTTACCGTTACCAATATCTGGACAACGAATGGAGCGCGCTTTCGAGCTTCACCAATTACCAGTTCAAGCCAAAACCATACAAGATTGACTATTACACCTTGGACAACCTTGGAATGGTCAACGCCTACAATGCCGTGAACATCGGTTTTGACAGCGGCGACAAAAGAGTGAAGGCGGTACAGATCATCACCAAGGAAAGTAATTCGAATGCCTTGTACATCATCGAGACTTTTGACAAGGACAAGGAAGGATGGAGCGACAATTCTATACAGAATTTGCAGTTTTCGAACAACAAAGTATATCGACAATTGCCTTCTTCCGAATTGGGAAGGACATTCGACAATGTTCCCAGAAAAGCCAAGGCATTGACGTTAATCGACAACAGGCTTGTCGTGGGAAATTACCTTGAAGGCTATAATATTTGCGACTCCAACGGCAAAAAAATAAAACTGGACTACAATGTGTCTTTGAAATCTATTCCGTTGAACGACGGCAGTTTTTTTATGAGCGCGATGACACAAGTTTCCGGAAACAATACGGTGACTATTTCAAATTATACCGATCCCGAATTGACTTTGTTATTAAAAAAAGGGCACCAGATCACGTTTAGTTTCACAATAGTAAAAACAGCACCAAGCCTTAACACGCTTGTATATGAAGGGAGTTTTCAATATGAATTGGATCAGGATTTCACCAACCTTCAGGAGTTATTTTTGCTTCCTGCCTTCGTTTCTTTTACGAATATCATCATCAATGATTTTGCATTGAATTATCAGGATCATTTGGCTGCGGGAGAAACCGTGGTGACACCTCCGGCATTGAGCATCTTCACAACGGGACTTAATACGGTTGGCTTCAGCGTGACGCCTTTGATCCATACCACGGATCCTGTTACCGTTGACGTGTCGCAGTATTTGTTTTTCCAGTCTTCGACCTATGTTTCCATAATAAGCACCTCGTCTTCCGCTTCCTGCAAATCCAACAGGGATTACGAGGTGGGAATTGAATATTATGATACCGTGAGCCGCGAAACGGTGACTCTTACCTGCCCCAACAATTCGATTTACATTCCGAATGAAATGTCGGAATACAAAAACACATTGAGCGTAGAGATCAACAATATACCGCCTTATTTTGCAGACCGGTTTAAATTGGTGGTAAAAACACCTTTTCTTTCTTTTTACACGATAATAGTCAATAATTTTTATATTGAAGGGGCTTTTGTTTGGGTAAAACTAGAAGGCTCCAATATAGACAAGGTTCACGTGGGGGAATATCTGATACTGAAATCGGCTTTGGGAGATATCAAGAACACCATCATCAAGACCAAGATATTAGAAATTGGACAAAAAGCAAAAGACTTTATTTCCACAACCGACATAGAGGAACCGGAAGGTGTTTATATGAAGATACGGCCCAATGAATTTGCAATGAAACAGGCAGACAACAAACTGTACCCGAGTTCAGCCATTGCCAGCAAGCTTACTTTAGATTTTCCAGTTGTATATTTAGATTTGCACACTGTTTACAATGCCACCACTTTATTAAACGAGAAACAAAAACTATCTCCTGGAAATCAAATATCCTTTAAATTTTTGAGCAAGCGAAACAGGTCAGACGGCTGGTCGAACCTGTTATTTGAGCGTACTTATTCCATTCTAAGAGATTACAATAACGTGGGAGAATGGTTTAATGAAGTTATTGGCGCCAATGCGCTAAAAGGAGAAAATGACTGTGATTACGGTGGAAACGTTTCCGTCGTGGTAGGATCGGTTGTCGATTCCGTAAGCGGCACGACGCCTTACCAATCTTTTACGGCAGATCCGCTTGGAAAAGAATACTTGAAAGTTATTGGACTAGAACACGGAAACAACGCCTTGTTAAAACAACTTTCCGGATATATAGATGCCACCGTGACAATACGCATCACCACGGGAGACTACATTTTCGAAACAGAACCCAAGAAGGATATCGAACAAAACTTGTTTTACAAGACCGAACAAACTTTTGAAGTTATCGACGGAAACCATCATGGCAATACGCAAAACCAAAATGGAATCGCTGTTCCCTGCATAATAGATCTGGATTATTTCAACTGTTTTGCCCAAGGCAACGGCGTGGAAAGTTATCAAGTGAAAGACGCTTTCAACAAGCCGTATCTAAACATTGACAATAGACCAACTTCTACCATTACAGAAGAATACAAGGAAGTGAGAAGGCTTTCTGATTTGACTTATGCCGAAACTTACGTGGAAAGCACCAACCGAAATGGACTGAATGAATTCAACCAGTCAAGGGGAAACATCAAGGAGCTGGACAAAGGCTTTGGAGAAATCACCAAACTTGTGAGCCGTGACAACAACATTGTTGTTTTTCAATCAGAGAAATTATCGCAAGTCTTGTATGAAAAGGACGAGATTAGAAATGCGGACGGAACCTTCAGTTTAGTTGCCATAGACAACATATTGGGAAGACAGATTCCGTATATGGGACAAAACGGCTGCCAGAATCCGGAAAGCATCGCCGTACTGGACAGGCAAATTTATTATGCCAATACCGGCAACGGCATTTTCCAACGATTGTCCACCGACGGTGTTGATACTATCGTAGGCGGTATGACCAGCTATTTCAGAAACCTGTTTATCGAAAGACCCAATGCCAGGGTATTGGGAGGAATAGACCCTTATTTTAGCAAATACGTAACTTCAGTGGACGATGAACCAGTTACCGTGTTGGAATTGCAATGTGGAAATATTATTTCGAAACACGCCATCACCATTCCTTTTACCTATCATTTCAAGATAAACGAACTTTTGGGCAACATTGTGCTAGATTACAACATTACGGAAGGAAATGCCACCATACAGGCCTTATTTGGCGAAGCAGTCACGGTAGTTTCCAACGTGACGGGAACAGGCGGCCTGATTATTCCAAGAGCGACCTTGGACGAAAACATTGTCGCCGTTACCATTACTCCAGTGGGAGGAAATGCCAGTTACGAAATAGCCAACAACTGTCCTACCGGAACGCCGTTGAAGGTAGTTTCAATAGTTCTGGGAGATTCATTGGACGCCGGCACATCAATAACCAATCGTTTCAAATGGGGAGTCACTCCATATTACGAAACCTTGGACACTTTTACGGAAACTCCGTTGACCCGATTTTTGGAAGAAACAGGCGTGGAAGGACAGGGCAAGTTTCCGTTGCGCGGCAGCAGCATAAACCTTCAGTCTTACAGCAGTGCTGGACAAGAGGGGGAATTTAGCATCGACAAATCCAACCGTCTGGGTTATTTGATTTCGGAAACAGTGTACACAGATACCGATGTCACCACTATTTTATCCTTGGCCACTTTTCCTGCAGTTACGGAAAGCGTGGAGAACATCAGCAACGTCGTGAACCAAGCCAGTTTTGCTTTTGCCAAAACTACCAATGCCCAGATATTGTACTTGATTTGGGATTACACGGACAGGAGCATCACGTTAATTGACGACAGTTTCACGGTCAACAATGCAGGTGTTTATATTGCCAACGTCTTGTTTAACGACACCTTTATCGGGACTCCGACAGTTACCATAGCCACGCCGCCAATTCACGGAACGGCAACGGTAAATGTTGACAAAACCATTACCTACACGCACGACGGAACAGCAACGCTGGCCGATTCTTACGTGTACCAAGTGAGCAACGGATTTGACGTTAAAACAGCAACGGTAACAATCACGGTTAATGCCGCTGGTACACCTCCTGAAACAACTTATTCTTTTTATTATGAAGGATTTTATGAAGAAGGAGACGAGATACATCCTGATGGAGGAACAATCGTATATCTTGATGCCGACGGATTAACCCAATATTCTTATTTGTTATGGACTGGAGAATGCAGGTTGATAACGGCACAATCTATTATTTCGCACGTTGGAGCAGGAACTTGTACTCCTTAATCACTTAAAAAAATGGCAAAAAAAACAATTACATACTCGGAAAACGTTAAAGGCTGGACCTCATTTTTTGGTTACGAGCCGGATATGCTGTGCAAGTTGAATAACCGTTTCTTTTCCATAAAAGACGGACAATTGTATATGCATAACGACGAAGACAATCCCGTGATGAATAACTTCTACGGGATTCAGTATTCCTCCAAAATAGACACTGTTTTCAACCAAGACAATCCGGAAGACAAGATTTTCAAGACAATGGTATTGGAAAGCAACAAGCCTTGGAACGTGGCGGTAAAAACCAATATGGCCAACAGCACCATTAAAAGTACCGAATTTAACCAAAGGGAAAGCCGACAGTTTGCTTATTTGCGTAAAAACGAAAACGGAAATGACTTACACGGGAACACGGCGCAAGGAATAGGGGTGATTCAAAGCGTTTTAGGTCTTAATATTACGTTTTCTACCATTCCAAATTTTGTGAGTATTGGAGACCAGTTATACCAATTAAATGAATCTGTACAAGAACTTATAGGAACTATAAGCGATAAATCCGGTGGAGTTATTACGGTAAATGCCATAACAACTATCCCAATAGTAGGCTTGTTCAGTTTTTCCAAGAAAAATGCCAGAATAGAAGGCGGGGAGATCCGCGGTTATTACCTGCAGGTGGAACTAGAGAACACCGACACCGAGAAAGTAGAATTGTTTGCCATAAACACCAATGCGGTGCAATCTTCGATCAACTTAAATGATAAATAAATGGAATTTTCCGTGCGCTTTTTGGTTGAAACCGATTACGAACTGCTTTGCCGATGGTGGAAAGCGTGGCGATGGGATGCCCCGCCAAGGGATTTCCTGCCACAAAATGGAACCGGCGGGATAATGGTCGAAAAAGACGGCGTTCCGGTCGTGGCGGGTTTTGTGTATTTCACCAACAGCGCAGTTGCCTGGAGCGAATTTATTATTTCCAATTTTGATTTTAAAAACAAAGAAGACCGAAAAGAAGCCATTAAAATATTGATCTTGGAATTGACGGAACTGGCAAAATCAAAAGGATGCAAGTATGTTTATACCGTGGTAAAAAACCAGAACTTAAAATTGGCTTATCAGGAAATGGGATTTTCGAATGGAAGCGTGAAGGTAGATGAAATGGTTATGGTGCTTTAATTTTCTACCGTTTCAATAGTTGTTAATTTTTCCACTAATTTTTGAATGTCGATTTTGTCCAATTCAGTACATTGGTTCATTAGCGCAACCAATTTAATTAAATTTAATTGGGTAAAAGCAAAACGGTCCAGTCTATAGCAATTGAACGGCACGCATTCTGAAATATCGTGTTCAGCAAGTTCCACACCTTTTATTCCGTTTTGTTGAAGTTGTTTGTAAACGTGGGTAACGTGATATTCTTTTTTTTCGACCACCCATTTAGAACCAGGTATTTCTGAAGGCTTGTTTTTGGCATCAATGCAAATACAGGGAATTTTCATAAAAATTTGTTTGATTTAAATTAAATCGGGCTTGATATTGTCAAGCCCGATTCTTCTCTCTGGCGGGATTTCATTGCTGCCAAGTTTTGTCGGGTGATTTTGTTAAGCTGTAATTATCTGAAATCACTTAATCGATACATTACCCTGTTATTCCGTCCGACAAACCCCATTACTTTCCCTTCTTGTGGTTGTTGCGAGGGCAGGATTTGAACCTGCGACCTATAGGGTATGAACCTATCGAGCTGCCAACTGCTCTACCTCACGATTTTGTTTTTCAAAAGTATAAATTATTTATATCAATAGTAATAATAATTGATACTTTTTATTTATTACATTTGTATTTGATATAAATAATTTCTATTGTTGGTATTAATTTAAAAAGAAATCATTATGGCAGCAGCAACGGCGACGGCCCTCGTGGGGCTTGGAATAGCAGGTTATCAAGCCTATTCAGGATCCCAAAACACAAAATCAGCAAAAAACGACATAGCGAATTACAATCGCCAGAATCTGGACAAGTCGAATCCTTACGAGAATATGCAGATTTCCACCCTTGGCAGCGACTTGATGAACGAGCAAAACCAAGTCAATTCAGCCAATTCCATCGAGGCGATGCGCAATGCCGGATCTCGTGGTATAGCGTTGTTGCCCAGCATTACCGCGCAAAACAACAAGGCAAACCAAAACACCAGGGCTTATCTTGACGACCAGATCACCAAAAGAAATTACGCCATAGCCGGAGACAAAACCGCCATTCGCGGAATGAAGGAAGACCGCGAAAATGCGGACTTGGCTGGATTGGGACAACAATTGCAAACCGGAAGACAGGATATGTGGAGTGGAATTCGCGGGGCGGCCAGTTCTGCAATGTATGCCGCCAACAACATTGACTGGAACAGCGACGGAGAAACACAGGCGGAAAAAGATTCTTCTGGTTCTGGAAACAGCGGTATGTCGAACGATTCATTTTACAGCAGATATAGACCCAAATACGACAGTATTCTTTCAAACTATAACAAAATTTAACGATGCCACAACCAGGAACCTTTACCGCCTATCGCCAATTAAGACCACTTGAAGGCGACGTTTCGCAAGATATCCAGCAGCAAGAAGAAAATGGTTTTCGTCGTCGCGCCTTGGACCAAGTGGACCAACGCACGCAAAACGACAAAGCCGACAAGGAATCTCGACGCAAACAAGAGTTGTGGGACAAGCACGTAAAACCATTGTCGAATTACGACACGGGTTCAAAAACCTTGAACGAAACCCAGGGAAGGCTTATCCTGGAGGCGCAAAAAGAATATGTTCCGTTGATGGGGATATTGAACAACCCGAAAGCTTCCGACGAAGACAAACTCAACGCCAGCCTTAAACTGAAAAACATCAACAATTTACCGGAAAACCTTTTGGCAATGACAAAAAGTTTGACCGACAGGGATCTGGCATACCAAAAAGGGGTGAAAGAAGGCACTTTGTTTTCCAATCCTGATTACGACACCAATTTCCAGAAAGGTTACGAGAACAAGTTGCTGGCATTGGACGAGAACGGAATGCCGATGGTTGCTTTCAAGGACTTGAACGGCGACGGAAAAAACGACTTGGAAACCTATGACCAGATACAGAACGTAGTTCCCAAATACGACATCCAGCAGCGTTTTGACCGCGACAAGGAATTGATGGAGGCTTCCACCAAACTGCAACCCGTAGTCAACGGCACGGATAACGGAGTGGTGACAAGAACCGTTACGGCAGTTGATCCAACGTTATTGAAAGCATACGTTTCCAATCAATTATTTGAAGCAGACGGCGTGACGCCAACGGCAAAACTAAAATCATTTGCCAGAGAATCAGGAGTTAAACTTGACGATGCCAAAGGTTTGCAAACCCTTTCGGACAAGTTCGAAAACGATATACGTTTGCGTACCAAAGGCGGAACGGTGGAAAAAAGAAACTACAACGCCCTGGATGCCCAGAAGGAAGCCAACGACGAAAGGGAAAGACGACTTGCAAGGGCAGACAAAAAGAAAGGAGAACCGCAGGAAGAAATGGGACCTAAAAACATTAACCAAGTTGGTTACGTAAAAGGAAATACTCCGGCGAAAGGAAGTGTTCTTAAGAATATGGACGGTGCAAAATCTTATTCCATTGAAGGCTCAAATCTGGAGCGTTCCATTGGAAAAAAAGGCGCCTATCAGAGAGTAAACAGCATTTACGTACTTAAAGACGGTAAAACATTGGCCTTGGAAGTGGATAATATAGACGGAACCAGTACGGATGAAAACGAAGACTATTCAGGAAACGAAAAAACTTCAAAAACTACCAAGATTCTATATCGATCAGACAAACACGCCAATGAAATAGGCGACTTTATCAGTAAAAAGAAAAATCCAAAAACAGGAGATTATTATAAAAACATCCCTGAGTTTATGGAAGATGCCTTGAATATTCCGCAAAAAAAAGTAGCGAAACAAGAGTCCAACAGCATAAAAGCAGGATATGTAGAAGGTGAGTACAGGTTTAAAGGAGGAAACACGAATGACCCTAAAAATTGGGAAAAAATTTAAGATATGCCAGACACGAAAAAACCTTGGGAGAAAAATTATACCGTAGAGAATACTGAATCTCAATCGCAAGATAAAAAGCCTTGGGAGAAAAACTACGTTTCAGATACTGAAAAAAAAAATTCTGTTGGTACTTCAACTTCTACCATTCCAACGGAAAATACGGAATCGGCACAGAAAACTGGTTCTTCGGTTTCGAAAAGCAGTAGCGGTTTTCCTGAAATAGACACCAATGGCATAGCCCCTAATTACGAGGATATGAAGCCGGCGGCGGAGAATCCCGTTGGCAAGGAAAAAAGACTGCGAAAAGAATTGGCTAACACAAAAGTGACTCCAGAGAATATGGAGGCCGTTATGGCTGAAACCGACGCGCTTTCCGCCACGATAAAAACCAACCAAAAAGCGAAAGACCAAGCCAAAAGCCAGCGCGTAAAAGAACTGGAAACCTCTTTTTACGACGCCACCAGAAACAACAACGACGATGCCGTGGCCGAACAAAGGCTGAACGATGCCGTAAACACCAACGGCATTTGGAACAACGTCAAGTCCATTGCCAAAAAAACCTTGAACATCGCAATTGACGGGGCCGTCAAAGCCACGAACAATGTAGGTTTAAACAACTTCAAAATAAACGATGACCCGTTGGCTGAAGAAAAGCAACTGGTAAAAAAACAAGCCTTGAAAAACAAGGAAAATATTGGAGAAACCGAAATCAACCAAAGAGCGCAGCAAATATTCAAGGAAAAAGAAAAAGACAACTTATTTCTGGACCGCGCCAATTCCTTTTTGGACAATATGGATGCGGAGGACAAAAACTTGCTAAAACAGGACAGGTACGACAAGACCGTCCACTTGCAGGAAGATAACCTGAAACGATTAAAATACAATGCCGCGCTTCAAACCGTGGCCGAAGACAAAATCAGTGATTACAAAAAAATAGAATCCCAATTAACCAAACTCAAAGAAAACGGGGAGGAATTTCCGGAAGACCTGTACAGCCAATATACCGCATTGGGTTCCGAAATACAAAAACTAGGTTCCCGTTTAAATAAAAACGAAGAGTACGTCCTGAACAACAAAAAAGATTTGGGAACTGCCCAGCAGGAATTTGACCTGTTCAAAAGGGAATACGGCGATTTCAACAACATTATTGGAAACATTGCCGTTGCAGCCGGAGAACTGGGAACGGGAATCCTTGGAGCCGTGAATTACGCTTCCAGTCTTGACGGTCCGTTGGGACAAGTGAGGGCGATGCGCGGACAGGAAGTCGTTTCCGGACTGAACGAAGACCTGAAAAATGCCAGAGAAAATTTGCGTACGCCAGTAGAAAGCATCGAAAGCGCTGAAGGTTTCTTGAACTACACTTCGGACTTGGTTGCCAACCAGATCCCGAACCTTGTTGCCACTTCCACGGGAATTGGAGGTTTGGCATTTATAGGCGCAACTTCAACCGGACAGAAATATACCAAAATGAATGACGAGGTTCGTCAAGGAAAAGAAACCTACAGCCCTTTGCAAATGGCGGTTGCGCCGTTATTGTATGGCGGAGCCGAGGTTATTTCGGAAATTCCCACCCTGTCCATCTTGAAAAAAGGAGGTAGGGTCATTGAATCCATCGCCAGAAACGAAGGGGAATTGATCACGAAAACAGCCAAGCAAAAAGCCCTGGAATTGGCCAAGGATTACAGTATTGATATGGGCAAGGAAATGACGGGGGAACAATTTACCAATTTCACCCAGAACTTCAACGACAAATTTGTGTTGGGCAAAAAAGACGTCAACTTGTTGGACAATACCGGACAGGTTTTCAAGGACACTTTCACGTTGACTTCCATATTGAAAGTGGCACCACATACTTTTGGGGTTATTGCCAAGCCTTTCCAGTCCAAAACGGATTTGGGGACCCTTGACGAGAATTCCAGAAAAATTATCGAGTTCTCCCGGCAATTGAATACCGAAGGATTGACCGACACGGAAAAAAAGGTGATTCAAAAACAGATCGACAAAGCCACTGCAGAAAGCTCCAAAATCGTTGCCAACACCATTGGAAAAATAGGCGATATGCCCGGTGAATTGTACGACGAAGTTGTCACCCTAAACACCAAAGCCGGAGAAATAAAAGCACAAGCCCGGGAAATAAACGACGGTAATTTGCCTAATAAAGAAGCTTTGTTGAAAGGACTTGGCGAAGACTACAAAGCATTGCAGGAGAAAAGAAACGGAATCATAGAAGGAAATACTACCGTCGTGGATATTTTGCCCTTGAAAGAGCAGGATTTGCTTAAAAAACAAGCCTTGGAAGACTTAGTTACCGAACTGAATCCGGACGGCAAGAAAAACATCAAGATCACCAACGAGCAGGTTGTGGAGCGCGCCAACGAGATTTATGCGGAATCGAAAGCGAATGAAAGCAACAAAACACAGACGAGTCAGCCATCTTCTTCGGAAGAGGCTACTCCGAGTGTTAATGCGAAAATCGAGGGTAATTCCCCTTTATTGTCTTCTGAAGCCCAAGAAAACGGTTCAAAAGCAGCGGTAAATCTCCCTACAAGTATTAGCGAAGAACAAAAAATGCAATTTGGAGCAGGATATAAGGATTATAATTTTAAAAAAGAAAATGTTTCTACTGACAAAATTAAAATAACAGAACAACCTTCTTTATCTGAAAGGCAAGAATTAGTAGATGATATAAAAAGGAATGGAATAACAGAACCTATAGTTGTTGAATATGATAACGAATCGGATAGTTATTATGTTAAAAACGGAAATCATAGAGCTGCAATTGCAAAAGAATTAGGGATTAAAGAAGTTCCAACTATTGTTGCGGAATATAAAGAAACTAACAATGAAGCAATATCGCCAACAAATACTCCTGCTGATGGAAACATTCAGTCTGGAACTGGAGAAATGGGAGAAAGTGGAATTGCCCAGCAAGAAAGTCCTGTTCAAGAAAGTGTACAAAGTTCCGTTGACGGCGGAAAAAGTAAAGGAGATTCTAAACCAATCACCACCAAAAAAGTAAAATCGGTGAAGGACGGTGAATTTGACGTGGACTTTGACGAAAAAGGAAATGTGCTGGCCATCAGGAGTTCTAAAGACGGCAGGGTGATTTCCAAATTTGTGGAGCGAAAGGTGAAACCCAGCAAACAGAATCCGACGGGCAAAATCCTTTCCAAAAACGCCAATTATGCAAAGATTGAAGCGGACGCCAAGGGCGAAACTACCGAGAACGAAAAAAACAATCTAGACAAAGAGGCGCAAAAAATACAGGACGAAAAAATCAGCAGCTTTGAGCCTGGCGACGAATACGAAATAGCCTTGAAATTTGTGGCCGAGGGAGGAAAGGTGAAATTATCATCTGCCAGAAACGAAACCGGCGAAAAGAATTCGAAGGCAATGAAATGGGCTTCGGGATTCAACAAAGAATCTGATTTGCCTTCAATCGAGAAGGCGGCGGAATCGTTGATGCCTTATGATTCCAATTTGGATGAAGGCAAAATAAGAGACTCCCTGATTGAAATATTCACTACCTTTGAGAGTCTGGCTGCCGTAAAAAACCATCTTTTGGAGGTTTACGACGAAAACAATGCCAAAAAACAGGATCAGGAACGCCACTCTTTTTTGGGTTCATTGTCCGAGAAAGATTTTGCAATGTACCAAGCCATTCAAGCCGAAGATAATTATTTGGCAGAATTATCAGATGCAGAAGTAAAAGAGCATTATAACCAAAAAATTAACGAAAATGAACAAGGACAGCAAGAATACGCAAGATCAGAAACCGCTAACCAGAGGCCAGAGGTTATTGCTGGACGTAATGATGGAGCGAAAGAAAAAGGAGGAATCCAAGGAAATCCAGAAGGAGAAAGCCAAGGAGGAAATGACGGGGGAGGAATAGACACGAAATCCACGCCTGACCAAATACTGGAATGGCTTGAAAATGCCGAAAAAGAACTTGACGCCTTTGGTCTAGAAAACTTGTCCGTGGGCATTCCGATTGTTGTTGCCAAAGCCGCGATCCAGGCTATGAAAATCGCCGTGAAAGCGGGCAAACTTGCAGGAGAAGTCATTCAGGCCGGATTGGACGCCGTAAAACAAAGCGATTGGTACAAAAACCTGACGCAAACGGAGCAGGACGACATCGAGAATGATTTTAACGGCAATTTCCTGAACAAGATTTCCAACATCAACCCGGAAAATGAGCGCCAAACGGAAAACCTTTTGAACCGCGCCGCTTCGGAAAACATTTCGGAAGACGATGCTTATGCCGAAGTAAAATCCACTTTCGACAAAGCAAGAACAGAATTGTCCAACAAAAAATCATTCAAGGAATATTCCCGTGACGCCTATCGCAATTTCGTGAAACGCTTTACCGACAGGCAGTATTTGTCCAAAAGCTTGCTGAACAAGTCTGGAATGAAGGCCGTACAGAACTTGATCATCAATTCCCACGGAGCTTCCGGAAGGGCCAAGATCCATTTTGAGGAAGCCTACAACGAAATTTACAAAAAACTGACCACGGTGGAACGCCGCACGCTTGACGAAATCATTCAGGCCAAACGTTTTATTGCCATAGACAGCAATCGTGAAGCCAGAGGACTGGAACCAGTTTCGCACCCTAATTTCATCGACAAGAACAAATCGGAAAAATTTCTTTCGAAACTCGAAAAAGAATTGGGCACCGAAAAGTACAATGATTTGGCACGCCGTGCCGAGGCTTATTTCAAAACTTACAAAGGATTGCTGAAAGATATGCTAGACAATGGATTGATTTCGAAAGAATCATTCGATTCAATGAGCGACGTTGATTACCAGCCAAGGGTGTTTTTGCAATTCGTTACCGACTTCAACGGGGATTTGGAAACCACGAAACGCAGCAATAATATGGACAGCAGCGGCTTAAGTTCTGACCAGATTAAATCAATGAGCGAAGGTGATGCCAGCATCCTTGTCTTGAATTCGGAATGGTTGCTTACCAATTCGTTGTTGTCCCGTTCCAAGGCGATGGCGATGAACAACATCAACAAACGCTTTATGACCGGAGAATTCCAGAAAGCCCAAGAGCGTTTCAATAAATTGGACCCGAAAAACCTGAAAGGCGACGATGTTCGTTTTTACAAGTATTTCAAGGAATTGTCTTCGAAGGTGATCGACAATCCATTTATTGGAAAAACCGAAAGCGGAACCGAAAAATATAAATTCGACAAAACTCCAGCCAATTTTGCCAAGGCTTATTATTATGTTGACGGCCAACGCCACGAATTTTTCCTGGAAAAAGAATTGCACGAGTCCTGGAACGACAATTTTGAAGGAGTTATTAAATCTAATTACAAGGAATTTATATCGTATGCTTCTGGTGCTGCCTTGGTAAAAGCCATTGCCACCGGAAACAATCCGGCATTCCCCATCGTGAATACGCCAAGGGATTTCTTGTTTACCATTGCCTTTTCTGCGCAGTACAGCAATATTGTGCCTAAAGCAATGCTACAGGTCGCCAAAGACGTTGTCAAATCAATCAAGGAGATCCGCAAGCCGCAAAGCGATGTTTTGAAAAAATACATCGAATACGGCGGCGCAATGGACTTTTTGAGTTCGCAAGGAACCTTGAAAAAAGAATCCCTGCTTGGACAAGCCATCGACAAATCAGTTTCCGCCAATACGCGTGACGCTGCCAAATCCATATTTTCGAAAGTTACCTTGCACAAGATTTCTTCTTATAGCGAAATGATGTTTCGTTTGGGTATTTTCCAGCGAAGCATCAAGAACCAATTGGATTCTTTGGGGCTTAAAGACATTTCGGAAGTGACGGACAAGCAGCAATTGGATGATATTTACAGCGAGGCGGTATCTAATGCCAGAAGCATTCTGGATTTCAACCAAGGCGGAGTTGTCACCAAGGACTTGGAAGCAGTAATCCCGTATATCAATGTAGCTTTTCAGGGAGGAAGAGTTGCTGCATCGGCATTCGAAAATGATCCCGTTGGCACCACGGTAAGGGTTTTACAACTTTCGACCATTGCTTCGACTATTCCCATCGGGATGTCATTGGCCTTGATTTCGGCAATGAAGAGTGACGACGACAAGGATAAATCGTCTTATGAAATTTACTTGCACGCATTGGAAGGTATTTCAAAATACCAAAAAATGAAGTATATGAACATCGTAACGGGAAACAAAAATGACGAAGGCGAATACCAGGTGATCAAGATTGCCAAGGCACAAGAGCTTTCGCCAGTAATGTCGGTTACGGACGATATTTACAATAATTTCATCAGGAGCATTGCCGGAAAAGAAAAGAAAAGTATCGGGAGCATTACCCAAGATGCCTTGTTTACCTTCAACAGCACCGTGATGCCGGTGGACTTCAGCAGTCCAGGAGGATTCTTTACCCGTACTCCAATGGTAAAAGCAACGTTGTCCTACTTGACTGGTTTTGATTTTTTCAGGGAAGAGCCGCTTTCGATGGATATTGGAAAGGTGCCAAAACCGGTGGAAGGGATCACGATGTCGAGCACCGAGGATTTTTACAAGAAACTTGGAGAGAATTACGGTTTGTCGCCGATACGTTCCAAGGCTTTTGTGGAGAGTTTAATTACCGGACCAAGCACAAACCCATTTGTGGGAATGTTGTACGGTGGTGCCGACGCTGTCACTTCTGACAAGGATATGAAACAGATTGGCAAAGAATTATTCAACACGGTTTACAAATCGACCGGAAAAAGGGTAATCAGTTATTCTTCGGACTTCAATCGCCAATTGGCCGCCAAGAAAGATTTGCAAGACAAGATTGACACCATCAATATGGAAAAGTACAAGGAAAACGCTAAATTCAACGACTTGACCAAGCAATACATCAGCAAGGAAATATCGAAAGCGGAACTGCATTCGAAAATAAACGAACTGGATCCGGGTAACAGGAATAAAATGTACGACAAGGTTCAGGACAAAGTACGAATGAAAGATCTTGATGGTGCTATTCTGGACATCAAATACGAGCAAGGAAACGAGGCCAAGGCCTTGATGATAATGCACTATTATGGGGATATTTTTGATGGATCCAAAGACAGCAAGGGAATCATCAGGCAAATGCAACGGGCCAAAGGGATATTGACTCCGGCTACCTTGCAGGAATACAACAAGATCAAGGACCAATTAGGAACAAAAAAAACCTCCAATTAAGGAGGTTTTTGGTTTTTAGAAAAAAAAGTTATTGATTTTTGACGTCAGAAACTTGTTTTCTCATTTCGTGGGCAAGGTTTTTTATATCCTGCAATGTTTTTCGCAACCGTGTTCCTGCAGCCTTGTTTCCTGCTGCAAATTTGGCTCCTTCGTGTTGCGCCGAGTCGTTCAATTCGGCTAGTTTTTTCAAGTTTTCCATAATTTAGATTAGAATTTACCTATACATTCAAGGTTTTTGTTTATAATTTGTTTTTTACGATTTCTTTTAGTCTTTCAAGTCCGGTAAGTTGAATTCCGTATTCCATAAACCATTTTTGAAGTTCTGCGATAGATAAAAAGGGTTTGTTGATGATTATGTATTCTTCGGCTTTTTCTTTGGTGGAAAATTTTAAACAAGCATCCGTAAAAACCGTGAATCCAAGTGTGTTTTTATTTAGACTAAAATTTGATTTATTTACAGAATAAATATTTGCGTGGTTTTTAAAATCAGATTCGAAAATATCCACGCCATCTTCTGTAGTGAATAATGGGTTTTTCTTAATTTTTTTGGCGTATTTTAAAGAACAAGACCTGTTTTCGCCAATAAGAAACATTATATTTTCACTAATATTTATTTCTTTTATTTCAAAGCCTTTATCTCCGTCTAAATCTGTATTATAAACGCTGTCTCGAATAGTAAAGCACTCTCCATCAAAAAGTCTTTTAGCGGTATGGATTTTCACACTATTGTCTTCAATGAAATGAACGGTTCCTACATAAGAAATAATCTCATACTCCAATTCTTCTATTTTCTCCCAAAATTCAGGGTAATTTTCAATAGTTTCTTTTTCGAAAATAATTACTTTTTCGCTAACGTACTGTCCAAATTTATCCTCTATAACAACTCCTCCTATTTCAATTGGACACATTGGGAAGTCTTTTTTTAATTTGTATTTCATTTTGTCAGTGTTTTAAAATTTTTCTGCAGATACCTTCCATTGAAGGCTTGTTTTTTTCGTAGGCGTTGTGCATCGTGATGTGGTTTTGCATATCTTTTATATGGACGCTTGCCACCATTTTGTAATACTCGTCGGCCACGTTGTAAATCACGTTTGTGGCGACTTCTTCTTTTTCGATGGCGCGATCAAAATGTTTGGTTTCCACTTCGACCAGCTTGCTTATAAAATTGTTCACTAAATTCTTGAAGGCTCCGGTAAAGAAGGATTTCGACTTGCTCTCGGACTTGAAATCCGACAGGTAATTGAGCAGGATTTGTGCTATTACCTTGATGTGGGTTAGTTTTTCGTTTGGGTTCATTTGGGTTCTTTTTTATCTATTTTCATTGCGCCAATTACATTATTCAAAGCAACTCCCATTTGTTCGTATTGCTGTAATTCCGACAATGCCAATTGAAGATTAGCGATCAATTGATTAAGCCCATTTGTGCTTAACATTAGCCTTGTTTCGTCCAAAGCTCTTTTTTGCTGAATTTGGTCTTTTGCATTAAAAGAATATTCAGGTTTGTAAGTCAATAAAACCACTTCAATGGTTGGTTTTAATTCAGCAGTTCCAGTTTCAACTGAAAAACTTAAATTTGTTCGTACTGATGCTAATTGTTTCATTATTTCTCTAAATTTTTGTAAAAACCCAGATCCAAAAGCCAATGATTAAAATGACTTGTACCAGCAAGATTTTGTTGGCTTTCGGATAGGTTTTGTCAAGGTTATTGTATTGTTTTCGGTTCATTTTTATATTTCTGATTCCCTGATTTCCTTGGCTTCTTGCGCCAGAATTGGCTCGAAGTGTTCCCAGCATTCCGGGCAGTATTTCTCGCCGCCATCGTCTTCCTCTATTGTTTCGCTGTCAAATTTTTGAGAACATCCTATGCATTCCACAATGTCCGTGTCGGGAAACCAAAAAGACAGTTTTCCTTTCACGTTTAAAATTGGTTTGTCGTATAAGACGGGATTTGCGAGTACCCAGTTATAGATTGGTTTGAAAATAGCTCCTTCTGATAAATCTGTTTTTTCAGCCCAGACACTTGGATGATTGATTACACAGTCAACGATGTCAACTTCTCCGATGATGGCAGAAACTAGTAATTTATCGGTTACTACGTCTTTTTGAAGATATCTATACAAATTCAATTTTGTATTTTTATCTAGGTTCTTTTCGTGAATGCTTTCCCATTGCTCTTTTGTAAATAAAGAGCCTGTTTTTAATCTATCGTGCCATTTAGCTGATGCGTGAATATAAATCCTTCCACGAAAATGAGTTTTAAATGACCTATTTTCAATTGGCTTAATTCCTTCAGCTATTAATTGAGCGTAAGGCTGTTTGATGGATAGTGCTTTCATTTTTCTTGGTTATTTAATTCTGGTTACGTTTCCCTCGATTGTCTTGAATTGCTTTTCCGGCAATAGTTTTTTTGCGGAAGCAAATGCGACCGAAAAAGTCCTGTCCACGAAATAATCATCATCGCCCCAGACTTCCTTGATAAAGGTTTTTTTGGAGAAACTTTGGGCCAGTTTCAGGGATTGCAGTTTCTCGGCTACTTTTTGCGGGTATGTTTTTTTTCTGGGCATAATTATCGGATTAGGGTTTCCATAAATTCATACATTCCAACTTTCTTTGAATTTTTCCACTGCTCTTTTTTGTTTTGCTCGTACATTTGGGTTAGTTTGTCCCAGTTTTCGGCAAGTTTTCTCCAAGGAGTGGAAAGTTTTGAAAGTTCCAAAATCCGTGATTTCCATTCAGGTACCGCTTCCAACAGTTTGTAGCATCGTGAAAAATCGTCTGGATCATAAGGATGGTTTACGTCAAATTGTTTTACATCCATAAAAAAACTCCACATTGTTTTAGAACTCTGTCCAATATGTCCATTGGCAATCCACCACAATGATTTTGCTTCAACGTCTTTAGATTGGTCCGCTTTTGGCTCCGTCCAAGTAGGTTTGCAGTCTTTGTGCAAATCATCGAAGGACTTCATTTTCTTTGTCATTTCAGTGACGGGAATAGGCATTTTTAAGGCAAATTCTCCGCCGCAATTGAGACAAAATAATTTTTGATTTCTGATTGTTGTTGACATAATTATTTCTCTTTTTGAATGTAATCCAATCTATCCCATTCAGCTGCAAGTAGAGTAGCTGCAATAATCAATCGGTCTTTATAGTTTCTTAAGCATAAGTTTTTAAACCATTCTGCATCCCAATTTTTAGGAAACCAAGTGTTTTGCCTTAAATCTTCTAATGTTAGTAATGTCGCAGCTTGAACAAGTTGTCTTTCATTATACCATTCAGGATGTTTAGCGTGATGTTCTGCCGTAAATCCGTGTTTTAATATTTGTTTTTCATTTCGCTCGATGGCGATTAATTCTGCTCCTGTATTCATAATCCTAATCTTTTTTTAGCGTTTTCAAAATTTGTATTTTCAATTTTTGAGTCTTCCGGATAGTAAGTCGCCCTTGCTTTAAAATCCGTGTAACATTCTGGACAATAGCATTGGTTTAAAACCGCTATATAATTATGTTTAAAGGAGGCCTTGTTGCAATCATCACATATTCCAAGGCCTCCAAAGGCTTTATTTACTTCTGAAAGGGAAATTTCTATAACTTTAAACCCTTTCTCGTTTTCGATTACCTTAGCCATTACTTCACTTCCTTGTTGAAATAGCACAAATAATAATACATCTGTTTTTCCTCGTCCCAGCCTTTTTCGATGAACTTTTCGGCGCTTTCGGGATTTACGAAATCCAGCTTGATGGTCATTCCGGTGTCGAGATTGATGACGTTCTTGATCTTGCGTCGGGCATCGGTGACGGCGGTGTTTGAAATTGGGAAGGTGGAAACGTCCTCGATGCTGTATTTCTCGCCTTTGTCCACTTTGAAGCTTTTGAATTCGGCGATCAGGTCTGGATTGTCGATTACTTCATTCAGGAATGCGGATTCCTCGAATTGGTCATTTTTGGCGAAGTGGTTCATCGTTCGGTTCATAAACATCACTTCTTCTTTTTTGTCTTCGGCGGGAAATACCACTTCGGATGCAAAATCCTGGGCGAATTTCAGGTATTTTTTGGTCAGGAAATTTTCGTCGTGGAACGCATCTACCGAAAGGAAGTGTTCCAGCCAATAACGGGCATCGTATCTATTGCTGTCCACGGTTAAAATCTTGTATCCTTCCTCTTTTTTGTAGTTGAAAATAATACAACCCTTGTCCAGTTTCTCGAGTGAAATTCCTTGTTCGAGTTTTACGTCAAGATTGCTTTTGTCGATTTGTTGTTCTTCCTGAACCTTGATGTAGTCGTGCAGCATTTCGCTTTTGAATATCCCGATGGCATCAACCACGGTATTGTCGATGGAAACTCCTGTCAAGTAGGCCACGTAAACTTCGCCGTTCTTGATGTGCGGGTGGTTTGATTGCTCGAAAAGATGCCCAGCTATCAATCTGGAAATGGAATGTGTTTTTCCAGGTGAATCAAAAATATCGGAAGCCCATCGGAACATATCATTGAATTCCAAATCTACTTCGTGGGCGAATTGGAAATAGTTTTCTTCTTTTTCGCGGAAGGGCTTGAAGAAAAATTCCTTGATTAATGGCGTGATTTCGTCGGACAAACGATATGGTGCGTCCGACAAGAAAATAGGCTCGTTGCGGCTTTTGTTTCCCACTTTGTGGATTGACAAGCTCTCGATTTGCGTGTTGAATAAGTTTAGCATAATTTTTTTTTGTTTTTTGTTTTTGTGATTTCCCAATCGGTTATTAATTATTTAAAATATTTTTTCAATTTTTTGTAAAATTTGGCTTTCGAAGTATTCTGCCAAGATGTTTTTCTTTGCTCGGATGATGATTTTTGAGGAATATCCGGCTACGATTTCTTCGAGGTCTATTTTTATCTGGTACCTTTCCGTTTTGCTGGAAGATGTTTTCTGGCTGGTTTCCCTTTCGAGTTGTTGTTTTGCTTTTTGCAGGTGTTTTTGGTAATATTCCAGTATTTTTGGATTGGAGTTGTTTTTTATCTTCCCTTTTTCGATCAGGAAATCAAAAATATATTCGCTTGGATCCTCGATTGTTTTTATCGATTTATACTGTTCGTAGGCTCTATTTACACCATTTTGGACCATCGTTTCCTTCTGGCTTTCGGTTATCGCTTCCAGTTTCAAGGCGTCGGAGGTAATGTCGTGGTGTTGTTTTATGTTTTGTTTCCACGCTTTGTATTTTTTTAGGATCTTGGCAATGTAATCAGCGTTGAAAAGCTGGAAATGCTCGGTTTTGTCCTCGAAGCTGCCGTATCTTTCTAGTTCGAAGGCTTTGTACAGTTCCTCGATGGTCAGTTCTCCGTAAGTGGAGAAAATCATTTTCAGGATGTCTTGGCCAATAATGAAATCAATTTCGTTCTTGATTCCGGAAAGAGTGCCTATTTTTATGAGCATAAGCCCGATCAGTGTCTTGATGTCCGGCTCGGTGGTTCTTTCCTTTATTTTTTTGTTGTCCAGGTTTGATTTCAGAAACTGCACCGATCCAACGCTGCATTTTTGTTCTATCAAGGCAATGGAATCGCTTGCCCTCATTTCTTGCTGGAGTTGCAGTTCTTGTTTGTCTACTCTGTAGTGATTGTCTTCCATTGGGTTTATCTAAATGCGTTTAAACTGTTTTTTATTGCCGTTCCGGTCATTCTTCCGGCTATTGGTTTTTCTTTTTCGGCAGAAATTTTTTCTTTTTTCAACCAATTTTTAGCTGTTAGAAAAAGAGATTTGTATTGGGTGTTTCTTTTGTAATTTTCAATTTTGTCAAAAACTTCGTCAATGAGTTCTTTTGGAAATTCCGAATTCAATTTTTCAAAATCTTCGAATGAAATTTTTAAATGTGCAAATTCTCTATAAATGTTAATAGGTTTATTTGTTATTAGGTTATCTTGTTTATCTATACTACTATTGCTTTGTCCATTGGATTGTGTTTGCTTTGCCGTATGGGTTATGATTGCTTTGTCCAGTGCTTTGCCGTTTTTTGGCAAGGCAATTCCAAGGCTAATGATGTTCGCTGAATATTGATTTACCGATTTTTGCACCAAAACAAAAAATCCCCATTCGCATAATTCATTAAAATATTTGATATAAGTTTGATGCTTTTTTATACCAATGGCGTCCATCGTCATTTGTGTTGGAAAACCAAATTTCTTTTTCCAGCCTAGGCGATTGCAATGTTCAATTGCGAAAAAAAAGATGGCGCTATGGTTTGGACTTATTTTTTCTGGATTTTCAAAACAGAAATCAAACCACGCTCTTGATAATTCATAGCTGTTCATTGGTTGATTTTGTTATAAATGGCAATCGCTTTTTCGATGTGTATTTCTTCCAGATGATGTTCCATAAACCGGATAGTCCGGCCAAATTTGTTGGTGGATTTTCGCGGTTTTGGGTCTAAAACTAATCCGTGACGTAAAACCAATTCGGAAATTCGGGTGCGGAAACCGGATAGTCGTGGATAATCTTCGATGGATACCTTGCCGTTTTTTATAAGCGTCAACAAGACTTCCTGGCTGTTGTTTGTGGGTTGTGGTAATTGTGCCATATAGTAAAAGATAAATCCCAATCAATTTGCCAGTATTGTGGAAAGTGGCGCATCGATTAGGATTTGGGTTATCTTTTTTTAGCCCGACATATTGCTTTCCACGTCAATACGTTGCAAATATAAATAATTTATATCATTAGTATGTAAAATAACTACTAAATTTTACAAAAAATTTTCGTTTATGAAGATTATTTCTTCATTGTTGAATTTTCCTTTTCCAATTATTTTTACGGCCCCGTTTATTGAGGTGAACTTTATTTCGATTCCGTAATCCCGGAACAGGAAAAAAGTGTTTTCGTCGCGCAAGGCGGGAACTATAAAGAAATTGGTTTCCATTTTTTAAAACGGTAAATCGTCCGGTTCTTCCTCTTTCGGTGGCTGGTTTTGCGTTGGAGGTGTTGTAGGAGCTTGTCTGGCCTGTTGTGGCGACGCTGTTTTGTCCTTGGTGGAAGAGTAGAGTTTTATTTCGCGCACGAAACATTTCAGGTTGGCTTTCGTGGAGCCGTCTCCGGCTTGGTATACTTCGATGTCTGGTTTTCCCAATACACCGATCAAGCTGCCTTTTGTGAGCCAAGGCGCTATTGCCGCATTGTTTGTGAAATAAGCGCATTTGTACCAGGTGGTGACGTTTTCGTTTTTTACTTTTTCGGTGACGGCAAGCGAAAAATTGATCACTTGTGTTGTTCCGAGGTCTTTTACTTCAGCGTCGTTTCCGATGTGTCCTACCAGTGTGAGTTGTTGCATTTTTGTTGAGTTTTAAAGGTTTTTAATTATATTGGCAATGCCATTTTTGATAAAACGTTTGTGCTAACGTGGGTATAAATTTCCGTCGTTTTGCTACTGGAATGCCCTAAATGTTTCTGAATTATTCTTAAATCGGTTCCAGCTTCTAATAATGCCGTAGCATTACTATGTCGTAATAGATGAAAGTGATAACCTTTTCCAAGATATTTCTTAACGATCTGGTTGCAGCTTGTGTGTGAATATTGTAAATCGAATTGACCATTGAATAGAAACTCCTTTGGTTTGTAATCTGTAAAGTAAATTCGTAAAATAGAAAGAATCTTTTCTGATAATCCCACAATTCGGTCTTTACGACCTTTACTTTGGCGAATGGTAATAATCATTCGTTTGCTGTCAATGTCTGCTATTTTTAGGTTACAAACTTCGCTCACTCGCATTCCTGTGGAATACGCCAAAGCTATAATTGCTTTATGTTTTGAGTTTTCAATTTTAGAAATACAATCCAATAAAAATTCCTTCTCGATAATTTGAGGAAGTTTCCTCTCGGATCTTGGATATTCAATATGTTTGAATTTTAACGGTTGTTTTCCGGTGAGTCTATAAAACAACTTCACGGCAGAAATTCGATGTTTTCTGCCGTTGATTGAGTTTGCCAATAGCAGCCATTGCTTGATTTGTTTTTCTGAAATTTCAGAAGGCTTGGTTGCTACTTTATTGAAATACTCCAAAAACAATTTCACCTGACTTGAATAGTTAGAAATGGTGTTTTCGGAATAGTTTTTCAGTTTTAAATCTTCGGAATACAATTCCACATACTTTCCGATGTTCATAGCTTTAGGTGTTAAGTTTGTTGGTGTTTACAGATGGCTTTTACAAATAGTAGTTATCACTCAGCTTGAGCGAAACCGTCAAGAACTTCGGTAATTGAATCTCGAATTTGTTTTAATTCTCTATAATTTAAGTCAATATAAGAATCACTATCTTGTGTTTCCATTTGCATTTGACTACAATCTTTTTGAATTCTTATTGTGAATTCTCCATTATTATCATTTCCATTAATTTCAATGTAATTAGCTGTTTTTTTAATTTCCATTTTGTTTGATTTTAAAAAGCCGAAGTGATAACACACGTTAACCACTATTTAGGCATTTGGTTTAATTTAATTATTTTCTTGTACTTGTTTTTATTTTGCTCAACCGAAACATAAGGCTTTCTTAATCCTAAACATTGGTTAGCGTGGGAACGTTAGGCGATATGTCGAGAGCTACAGCGAGAAGCGACATTTATCAGCCATTTAGCAAAATCAGGAGGCGTTGCTTCACGTTCTTGTTGTGTTACTCTAGGTTTCCATCCCAAATCCCCTTTTCGATGTCCGCTAGTTATTACGAATTCAACTAATTCAAATCTTAAAGGAATTGATGGTAAATCTGATATTTTACACCCACATATATAAAGCAATGTCTTTTTTTCTGCCTTATGTCCCCACCAATGCTGATTGACACATATTGTAAATCCTCCATATTCATCCACTTCTCTTCCTATAGGTAAATTCATTTCTTTCCAAAGTTTAGAAGCTCTTGGATGCTCAAGAACGCCCCCAAACTTTCTAATTTGATTAATTGACCAAATAGCTAATTCTCTTTCACCTTCTCTAGGTTTTGCCATATGCGATAATTGCCCCCAAGCTCTACAAGGAGGATGCGCTATGATTGGATTTTTTCCATTAAACTTCCTTGCATCTCTTTTTATATCCCAACAATCAACACCTAAAGTTTTATAAATTGAATTTTCACGAACAAAAAGTGCAGAAACAAAAGACACATCGCCTAACAAATGATTGTCGCTATTGCCAGACTGGTCTTTAATTTGAAATTCGGTTTGCATCTTTATGATTTGTGTTTAATTTAATTACTTGGTTTATTTTTTGGCAACAGCGACAATCTTTTCCGTTATCGTTCAGCTTGGTTGGAACGGCTAAAGGATTACTTATGATATTTTGATTTTGGTAATTCAAATAATTTTCCATTTCTGTCATATAGATTAGAAAAGTTTTCGTGTTGTGGTTGCATTTTATAAACTATCGGTTCCGGTAAAAAAGGTCTCATTCTACGTTGTCTAATTTCTTCAAGCCTTTCTTTTTCTAATTCTTGCAATCGCATAACCATTGCATAGATTCTTAATTTTTGTACTGACATATTTTGAAAATAAAAAGCCGAAACGATAACAAATGATATAAGAGATTTTCGGCTTGGTTTATAAATTTAATTTTTGGGTTTGTACTTTTTTACTTTGGTCTTGAACTGAAAGTTTCGGGATTTATCCTGCCGAAAATCCTCTCATATCATCGACCGTTAGTGGCAACCGTCTGCTATTCAGTATAAATATTACTTTTAATTTCAAAACTTCCATCATAATCTTTATAAAGTTCTGATAAAAAATAAAAAACACTTTGATTTTCGTCAATACAAATAAAAGCAAGAAGTAATTCATCCCATTTTATAACCCAATCGTTCAATTCTATATCTCCTTCATAAATTTCATTTTTATTTTTGTCTAATAATCCAGTAAATCTATTGAAAGAAACAACTTTCCATTGTTTGTCAATTCCAAATCTGATAAGTCCGTTTTTTTCACTTAACAAAGGAATTATAAAAGTATCAATATCTCCTTTTTTATAAGTTCCCCATTTTTCAACTATTAATTCTAATCTGAATCTATATTTTATTTCTTTCATAATTGTTAATTTTTACGTGGTATGCCACTAACACTTGCTAAACAAGATTCGGGCATTTGTGATTTATTTAAAGTCATTTTTGTACTTGGTTTTATGGTTTTTTAATTAGAGGTTCAGGCTTTTCTAATCCCGAACCTCGTTTAGCAAGAGAACGTTAGCACTCATTTTAAGAACTCGTAGTCACCATTGGCGTTTTTCTTAAAAATTGTAATATAACCTTCTGATATTTTGTATAATTTAAAAAACGATAATACTTTTTGCCACCATTTAACTTTTATATATGGGTCAAATCCAGCAAGAAATCTTCCGTTTTCGTTAGCAACAAACATAACTTTCGTTTTTTCTTCATCAATCCACACGTAATCACCTTTTATAGGTTTGCGAGAAAAACGAGTGCTAACATACGCTTGTAGCAAGAGGATTTTAGTCTTTAATTTAAACATAGTTTTGTACTTTTAAGATTAGTCATTAATTTAATTTGCAGGATTTATCTTTTCCTCCTGCTACAAGCGTCAGCCGTTAGCATCAATGCTACGAAACTACTTATGAAGAACTCCTCCAGTTAATTCACATATAAATTTTAATAGTTTTTCCATTTCTGGATTTCTACTTGCGTAAGACAAATAATCTTGTGGTTGACTTAAATTATGTTTGTTGTCTTTAATGTGTTGCAAACACGCTTTTTCAGTTAAAAATGAATTTTCCAAACGTTCTTCGTAATCATAATTTACTTTACGGTATCCAGCACTTTCCATTTCGCTTTCACGTTCCCAATTAGACATTTCTTTAATAGCTTTTTTAGTCAAATCTCCATCACGGTAATCATAAATAGCTTGAATGATTTCCTCTTGTGTTTCAATTAAACTTCCGTCATAGTTCCAAGCAACAATTCCGTTGCCTTCTGGAACAGCAATTTGATGTTTAGTTTGTACTTGAAAGAAATAAGGCATTGCAGTTCCTCTATGGCTTTGAGTGTTTATTTCTTTTGACAAATCCATTAAGAAATTATAAGTTTCGTCATTTACTTGAATTGTTTTCATAAGATGTTTTAGTTTTAATAACCGCACTAATGCTAACACAGGTTTGCAAAAATGGCAAGTTCAGGTTTAATTTAAAGTTGTTTTTGTGTCTTTGTGGCTTGGTCTTAAACCAAATTTTTAGGCTTGCTTTTTTGCCACTTCTGCAAGCCTGATAACGTTATGCCTAATACTACTATTTAGGATTAAAGACAACCTCTATTTTTTAATTCAGATATAATTGCCGTTTTTTCATCACTATCTTTTTGTTTCTGAATATAATTATAACACCATTGAAACATATCATTTGATTCGTTTTTGGGTGTGTTTCCGGCTAGTTCTTTAGGGATATAAATAGTTTTAAATATCTCTTTTTTACAGTTTGTTAAATTTTCACAATAAACTATTTCTGATTTTCCGTTTTCGTGTTTTTCAACTTTACAATTACAATCTTTCATTTTGTTTTTATTTATTATTAATTATTTACTTTTGCCGTACTAGGCATAACAGCGGCTACATTTCAGCAGCCGAAATCGTGTTGGTACATAGGCTGCCGAAACTGTAGCCGCAAAACGTTACACAATAAACTGGATAAAAAAACTCTATTTTAAGGCTTGAAATAAGCCTGAAACCTTACCAATTCTGGATATTCCGGGGAGCGAATCAATCCGTCTCCGGCACCCGCCAATTGTTCCGCACCGCCTTCGTCCAGCACCACTTTTGAATCAATTTCTTTTGGAACACGGAAACAGATTTGGACAGGGAAGTTTGCTTTTGCGTCTCCGGTTATTACTTTCACGGAAGCCCTTTGGGTTGCGGCCACGATTCTGAAACCAACGGATCGACCTTTTTGAAGCAGGATTCTAAGGTTTTCTTCCAGCGTGTTTTTGGTGCCGGTTTTTTGAAGTTTCATTTTTGGCACCAAGGTGTCTCCAAACATTCCTTTCATTTTTTGTTGGCCCACTTCCACCATTTCCATAATGTCCAATTCCTTGCCTTTTCGTCCTTGGGATTGGGCGTCGGCAAATTCGTCGAAAATTATTAGTGTTTTTTCGTTGCTTCCGGCTTTCACGCGCTCATTCATTTCGATAACCAATTCTTCCAAGGCCACTTCGATGTCTTCTATTTCGCTGAAAATGTTGACTCCTTTTAGTCCCATTCTGCAAAACTCGAATTTTGGATCAAGGATAAAAATATGTTTGACTCCGGCCAGTTTTGCGAATTCGATAATGGTTTTTAATTCCACCGATTTTCCAGAGCCAGTGGCACCACAAACCAAGGCGTGGGGAGTGGAATGGTTGTTCAGGTCCCAATGGATGATTTTCTCGAAATTATCTCGGCCAATAGGTATTTTCATATCTACCAAGTCTTTTTTGGTGAACAAAAGGTCTTTTTCCCTTTTTTTGGAAAGTTCCACGGCTAGATATGCCTTGCCTTCATAAACCACCAAATCTTTGGAAATCCTAACATTGGAAACATTCAAGGCGCTTGCCAAATCTAGTTTATGCGACTGAATGGAAGCGATTTTTACGCCTCCGGAAACTGCCAACAAATAAGTGTTGCTGGAATAGCCGTCGAACTTGTGTTCTACTTTGACGGGAGCACCAAAGGTTCTAAGAACGTGCTCGATTTTTTCTTCTGGACTCATATTTTTGTTGCTTAAATCGTATTGGATGAATTGGGAGGCATTTTCTTGAAACTGCTTGATTACTTTTGGATTGATGGAGCCAATAGAGGCGTCGCGTATTTTTTTCAAACGTCGGGAAACCAATTCTCGTTTTGACTCGTCCACGTTGAAATCTTCGACTTCGGCAATCAGGGTTTTTGCCCAAAATTCATAAATTTCGGCACTGTCTACCAGATTATCAGAATCATTGATCATATAGACGTAATCTGGATCGTTTACGGCTTCAAGCATACGTTTTAACGGCTCGTAAAGTAGAGCTTCGTATAACCTGCGATTATCTTTATCCAATTCTATTCTAAAGCAGTTTAATTGGCTTGATTTGTCTCGGTTTTCGGAATATTTGTTCTCGACAAACCAGACTTCATCCACGGCAATTCCTGTTTTGCTTTCGTAGCAATTAACATAGGTTATCGCTTGGCGACCAATGAAAAGTTTCATTTCCTCCTCGCTAGAAAAAGAGTTTTTCGACTTGTGATCGATAACCGCCACTTTTCCAGATTTTAGTTTGACGACTAAATCTATCTTGAAATTGCAGGGAAGCGGGATTTCGACGCCGTTGATCGTCACATATTCGGATCCAAAAACTTCCACGTCCAAGATTTCTTCAATTTGGTCGGTGTAAATACCAACTTCCTTGATAAAAAATTTGAGCAATGCGGTTGCGGTTTTGCAAGCTTTTATTTTGCACTCGGCAATGGAGGGGGTCGTTTTTTGAACCTTCCATTTATTAGCCGGTGTTTCGTCGATGGTGTCGAATGCCACGGCTTCCAAATCTGCCAAATCAAGGGTGTTTCCTTCCTTCAGCGATTGAAAATAAAATTGAAGGGCATTGTGGTAAGCGGTTCCGGCCACGGTAGTTGACGAATTTTTGATGGTGTAGCCGTAAATGCTGGTCATTTCGAAAGCTTTTTCGTTTCTGGAAAACTCGGCAACTTTTGAAAAGCTCCAACTGTTTACCAAGAATTGGCTTTTTACATTTTCCAATTCTTCTTCGGTCATTAATTTGTAGGCGCTCATTATGGCAAGTCTACTTTATTGGCGGCTGCCGGAGTTTTTGAAGACAATTCCCTTTTCTTGTCTTCGAAAACGGTGTAGGTATCGGTGTCTTCTTCCGGGATTTCGGTTTTCAGTTTTTCAAGGGCTTCCAATGTTTTGGCTTGGTTGATCCTGATAAGCAGTTTGGCGGAATCTACTTTTTCTTCTTTCTTCTTCCCGTCCACTTTTTTGGCCCTGAAAATCAATTCGGCTGTGGAGTCTCCGTCTTTTATTGATTGGGCAAAACCGATAAGTGTTACCAGGTCATCACTTGTAATATTGGACGTGGTTGGTTTTCCAAGCGTTTCCAAAACTTCCTGTTCCGTTACCCCATAAGTGTTTTTGAACCCTTCCAAAACGGTATTTCTTTTTTTGATGAATTTGGTTTCATCCGATATGTCTCCAGTAATGAGTTGTTTTGCAGATTTTGCCACTTTGTCAACGACGGCTTTTGGAATGACTTTCAGGATCGCGTTTCGCAAAGAAATAGAATTGGCAGCATTACCAGTAACGGTGATCATATCGTCGTTCATTCGCCCTGTTCTGGTCATTATGGATCGTTTTACCTCTACTTTGATGGCTATGTTTTTTTCCAAGTCAAAACAAACGGCTTGCGAAGTGAGGCTTTTGTTATCTATTGAAGATATTTTGGCTTCAATACGTAAATTGCCCCAATTTTGGGCCAGAATCAATGCCAAATGGACAGAAGGCCCGGTTATTGTTTTTCCGCCTCTAGGCAAAGCGTAACTACAGGAAGAGGCTGTTTCTAAATCCAAAGTTGCCGTGAAGATTGAATCTTCCACTGATTTCTTTAAATCTCTTGGATAAGCTTTTGCTGTTGCAATTTGGGTATCAATTTGGGCTTTGTCTTGTTGATAAATAAGTTCTGTGCCTACTTGTTCCACGGTTATGATATCTGCTTCCATTGTTTTACTTTTTTGATGTTGGTTGAATGATGGGTTAGTTTGTATTTGTCGGCAATAATTTCGGCGGTTTCTTTCACGCATTGCTCGTCTGTGAAGTAGAATGTTTTCTTTTCGGTGTCGATAAACAGCGTGTCGGCCAATTCGTCTGGCGAAACGCATTCGTCCAATTCTTCAAATCCTTTTTCTAATAATTCAGAAGCTATGTCGTGCAGCTTTTCTGTGGCAACGTAAAATCGGTTATTGTTCATTTTTTATGTATTTATTGTAATTAGTTTCAGAAATCAGCCAGCTCTTGCCTGTTTTAGCGGCGGCTATCAGCCCAAGGCGAATGTGCTTTCTGATTGTTTGGGGTTCTCTTTTTGACAAGGCAGCCACTTCGTTGACGGTGTACTGCGTTTCTTCTTCGGGAGGTGGTTTCTTTTCAGACTTTTTTTTGTCTTGAATTACTACCACTCTTTCGGCAATGGCATCCAGATGTTCATCCGAAAGTTTAAATATTACATCCATAAGTATAAATAATTTGTATTAATAGTGTGTTTATTTGTTATTTCTTAGGCAAAAAAAATAGCCTCTGGTTCTGTTTCGGTTTTTTGGTTTAATTTCAGTATTTCCTCAAATGACATATAACTAAGATCGTCAACTGGATTAATGGTGTGGTAGGTCTCGATAGAGGTGCAATCCATTGGGATAAAATTATTTACAAACTTCTTGTTAATCATCAACATAATATCTAATACTCCCATAGTGCGCTATTTTTTTAATTACGAAAACAACTACAAACTAATAATCATCTTGTTTTTTAGATATTATAAAACAAAGCTGTATATTTGTTTATATATGTTTTTGTTACGGCAAATAAAAGATAAAATTTAGACCCTCGCAAATAAAAATGGACAAAATTTCGACCACCAAGAAAAATATATTGAAATATATTGAAAGTCAAGGAATTACTAAGAAGGATTTTTTTCAATCCATAGGAATTAGTGAATCTAATTTTAAAGGAAAAGGGTTGCATAGCGAAATAGGAAGCGATAAATTAGTCAAAATATTGACTGCTTATCCAGATATTAACGTTGAATGGCTTTTAACTGGAGAAGGAAATATGTTAAAAAATATAAATAATGACTATAAAGATGGAGAGATGTCTTCAGACTTATTAAAAGAACCTGAAAGTTTTTTAAAAAAACGCATTAGATTTTTAGAAATAAGTAATGAATTAATGAGTCAAGAAATTGAACGTTTGAGAAAAAAATAAATTTTCAAAATTTTTAAGGTGAAAAATAAGTAGATAAATTTAAATTGTAACTGTAGAAAATAGGTCATTTTATTAGTTTTAGATTTGTTATCTTTAAAATTAAGCAAACCCTAATATAATTTTTACGGGAAACCTCATTTTGAATTAAAATAAATAACAGAGTGTTAATTGTCAATTAATTAAAAAAATGCAATATGAAAAAAATATTTATTTTAATAAATGTATTCCTATTTTCGTGTTCTGGACCAGACGCCACGGCTCCGGTAACGAGTACTTATAGCGTAGAACTTACCAATACGTGTCCCAATATAAATAAATCCTCTTATTGCGTCACAAAAGCCGTCCACGACCAAGTGTTAGCCGAAATGAACAACAATCCAAACCAAGGGTGTGTTTATACTCAAATCAATACCATTAGCGATGGAGTTAGAAAAGGATATATTTTAAGCGTTGGCGTTGGTTGTAATCAATCAAAATAAATTACTAAAAGCATAATTAAAAAATAGCAGCGTCTAATATTTCTCACGAAATAAAGATGCTGCTATGTGTGTTTTTATATGTTTTTGTTGTATAGCTGTCGTATGGATTGTCGTTTAAAAAACTTAGTATAAAAAACAAAACCCCAGTGTTTACTGGGGTTTGAGAGGTTTTTAAACCTTTAAAAGTGACCTTGACTGGATTCGTAATTCATACTATTAATATATACAAACAAATAAAAACATATATAATTTATATTGATATGGTATAATTGTTTATATTTGCAGTATTAATTATGTGTATTCGATATTTAATGTCGTGTGGATTGTCGTTAAAGTTTTTCGATGCATATAAGTTAAAACGTTTTGGGAAAGGCGTTTTTTAATCAAATCAAACGAAAACTATGGCAACCTTAAAACTATTCATTTCGGGCAAGAAAAGCCCGTCGGAAATCAAAGTCAGATATTTGAATGGTCGCGCTATTGATATTGTGGCGGGAACCAAATTGTTTATTTTGTCATCTGCCTGGGATGAAAAAAACCAGAAGATTAGAAACGTTATTTCGGTGCCGGATCGCGACAAACTGAATTCAAAATTATTGGAATTGAAAAATCATATTTTCAATGCTTCAAATATGGATTTTACCGAGGGGGAAATCTTGAACAGGATTTGGCTGGAAAAATGTATTGCCAAATATTTCAATCGTCCGTCGAACGAACTTAAAAAAGCACCGGAATACCACAAGATTTACTTGACTGATTTTGCCGAATGGTGGCTTAAATACAAGGCTCCAAAATTCAAAGTTTCTGCCGAAAAATATATGGACGATACAACTATTCGCCATTATGAAATTTTGAAAAACCTGATCAAGAAATTTGAAGGGAAGGACAAAATCAAGTTTTCTTTGATTGACGATGTTTTACTGGACAAGTTCTCGGAATTCTTGACGATTGAAAAATATGCCGAAAAAACAGCTAAGCGAATGATAGGAAGGTTCAAGTTTTTTTGCGGTCGAGCCGAAGCGGAAAATATCGTCATTAACAAGTCTTATGAGAATCGCGTTTTTGTAAAAAAAGCCGAGATTGAATATAAAGAACCTTACTTTGACGAGATTGAAATAAACAAGATTTACAACCACGATTTTAGCCAAAATCAAACTTTGGACGATGTGAGAGACAATTTAATTATTGGACTTTGGACCGGATTAAGGGTTTCCGACTTTTTGAGCAGGTTGAAAATTGATAATTTCCACGATGATTTTATCGAGGTGCAGACCGAAAAAACAAAAACTTTCGTGAGTATTCCAATTCATTGGATGGTTGCTGACATTTTAAAGAAAAGAAATGGTATTTTGCCGTCAAAAATAAGTGATCCAAAATTCAACAAGCATATTAAAACGATTGCCAAAATTTTGAAATTTGATCAAATGATGATGGGCGGCGTTTCTACCGTGGATGAAAAGACGGGAATTAAAAGAAAAGTCGTAAAATTGTACGAGAAAAACCAGCTCGTAACTAGTCATATTTGCCGCAGAAGTTTTGCGACAAATATATACGGGACTGTGCCAAACACAACTTTAATGGCAATATGTGGCTGGGCTAGCGAAGAACAGATGCTTGATTACATCAAGAAAACGAACAGGGAACACGCAGAGACTTTGAAAAAAGTTTGGGATAACAAATACAATAAAGCAGTTTAAATAGGGAAATAACAACCAAAAACATAACGAAAATGGAAACAACATTAATCGACAAACGAATTCCAGACGATGAAATAATCAAACAGCTTTTGGCTGAATTGCGTTATTCTGGATTAAAATTTTCTGAAAAATTAGGCTATAAAAGTGCCGCGACAATTCACCATATTTTGGCCAAAAGAAATTCTATAAGCGATGATCTTATAAACAACGTCATCAAGAATTTTCCTGAAGTAAATTATTGGTTCTTAAAAACGGGAAAACTTCCCATTATTCTTGACGAAAAACTATCCAAAAACCAAATGAATATCCTCGTAGGAAAACAGGAAAGTAAAAACGCTCCTGATTACAGTCTGGAAATGTTTGCCACGATGAAAAACATTGAAGTTATACTGGGCAAGATTCTGGAGAATTTGGAAAGTAAAAAATGAGTATAAAAAAAGCCTTCCATTTCTGGAAGGCTTTTTTTATATCTATGTGAATGGAATAGGAAGTATATCTTGTGGAAAAATCCATATCCAATAAATATTAAAATCATCAATTAATTGGCTTTTTGCTGGATAATACTCTACTGCTGTAACTTCTTCGCCAAATATTTCATTTTTTATTTTTTGAATTTCTGACCAGTGATTTAAAATAGGTGTATTGTTATGTTTTTGAATCATTACACGAATTGCACAACCTTGATTAGTTAGAGAATTATCATAAATCATTACTGTGTATCTTGTATTTCTAAATGCCCTTGTCATTCCTTTTGGAATAAAAGAAGCTGTTTCTAAATCAATTTCTTTGAAATTAGTAACTGGGAGTTTAAACATTTTTTGTGCTGCTATTCTCCGTTGTCTATCTGTGCTCATAATTTTCTAATTTTCTTGATATTTAATTTCTGAATTTAAGGCGGCTAGAATTTTCCCCATCATATCAATGGTTATTCCTTTGCGATTGCCTGTTTCGATTTCTCGAATATAGGTGTTCTTTCTATTTCCAAAAACTTCTTCGGAAATGTCAGGGATAGATTTTCCCAACGCCTGGCGTTTCTCCTTGATAAATTGCGCAAAAATTTCTATTGCTGTTTCTGGCATCGTGATTTAGATTTTAGAGTTGCAGCGGTTTAAAATTCCGGCTGCAACCTCGATTATTTGCTTGTTTTTGTACACATTCCTGACCGTAACCGCATTGGTTTGAAGCTTGGTGATCTCGGTGCGCTGGGTGATCCTTAAAAGCTTGTTTAAGGACGTTTTTAAACTGAATTGTTTTATGTATGATTGCATCTTTTTTGAATTTAGATTAACAAACCCCGGCAACTATTGCCAAAGTTAATAAAATAACGATTAAAATTATGGACTGTTTTTTGCTCATTTTGGATTAGTTTTTAAGTATTTCTTTAATATTCAACGGGTAAAAATTGCCTTCGTGCTTGAAGCATTTCTGGCTTTTTATTTTTTCGTCCACAAAATTGCGGGTTTTGATAAGTTCGTCCAGCATTTCTGCCATCAAAGCTTTGGCGAGTCCTTCAGATAGTCCTAAAAGTCCAAGTTTTGCCTTTACTATCAAATATACGGTTCTGTCTTTTTGAACAGGTGTAAGGCTTGAAAAGTACCGCAAGCCTTGTTGTTTCATTGCTATTGAAGTATTCATAAATTACTGGTTTTTGATGTTTTCTAATAATTCCTGTTTTACGTGGCTGGCACTTCTCCAGTTTGCGGAGAAGTTAACGGGCATATTGCCGTAAATGTCAATCACGTTAAAAAGTATTTCCTTGTTTTTGTTTGCTGCGATCAAAACGATATAAGGGCCAATTTGAGTAGTATATTCTGGCTCAAATTTTATTTTCCTGTCCTCGTTAAGCATATCCAGCAAATCATTTGCTTTTTTGTCAATGATTTCGTCATAGTCTGGTTCTACAAAGTCAAATAATCCTAATTGGTTTATAATTGTTTTCATTTGTTTACGATATTGGTCTTTCCAGTCCTAACTCAATACCTAAATCAATGGCATCGTGCAAATCGTGTTCGCTTTCGATCAAACTTTCGCTGTCATCGTCGAAGAGTTTGTATATCTCCGTTGTTCCTTCCTTGTATAGCTCTTTGGCTTTGGCAGGGTTTATGATTTCCCAATAAAAATTTTGTGGCTTTTTCATTTTTTTTATACTATTAATAGTTAAAATTTATATTAAAATAACTCTGGGTTTAAAACGAAAGTTTTTAAAACGATTGGTTTTACCTTCATTTCGTGCGTTGGGCGTGGCTTTGGTTGTGCTGCCGCTTTTTCTTTTTGTCGCTCGGTGCGCTTGTCTGGTGCTTTCTCGAAAAGCGGATAGCCTTTTAGTTTTGCAACTCTTTGGTTAAACCTTCCCCAAAGTTCACGATCCAAAAATTCAAAATGAATTGTTCCTTTTTTGAAACATTTTATGTTGAAATAACCCCATTTTGTCCATTGCCCCCATTCTGTTTTTGAATCTTCAATAGTGGCGTTAATTCCTTTGCTTGTTAAATTGTCTCTTCGTATTGCTGCTCTTTGATACTCGTCAAAATTATCTTCATAACTGCCGTAACTACCATTATGCAGTACTTTGTATCTGTAGGTAATTTGATGTTTCAATGATAATTTATCGTCATAATTATCGCCAGTTACAAAACAAATTGCTTTTACCAAATCTTCCATTCTTTCGAAGTTTCCCCAAGAGCAATCGTCCACTTGTCCGCTATAACCCACTTTTACCATATCGGGAATGATAAATTTTTGATTCAACAAATAATGGCTATTTGTCTTCCAGCCTTCAACATTAAAACGGTTGTCGTGGTAATGTTCCGTAACCTTGTCGAACACCTCTAAAATGGCTTTATCCATTGTTTGTTCCTGTGTTTGTACCACATTGGCAAGCATCACGTAAATATTGCGCATAGTAAAAGGGATCTCTGTTTTTTCTTCAACAAATTTGTTAATGTCGTCACGCATTCCCCTGGTGGCGTATTTCTGCATATTCATTTTGGCAAAAATAAATTTCCAGCCGCTTTTTTGCATTTCTTTCTTGAAAGAGGCTCTTTCGATTGGTTTTTTGTCATTGGTAATACTCATACCCATTTGAACCGAAAAATAGCCTTTTGTCAATTGGTTCATTTTTTCGGCTTCTTCCAGTTGACGATCAAAAATTTTGATACTGGCAACGTATCTATTAACCAAGTCGCGAACAAAATTATAGCTCATTATTCCTTCCCCGTCCGGCTCTTCTTCCTCGTCCAAGAAAAAACCTTCGAACTCCGTGGAATAGCTGGCGCCGGGTTTTTGTAAAATGATCAATCCAATTTCAACGCCTGTTTCACGTTCCGAATTTTCAAAACAATTACCCAAATTTTTGAAGCTGCCGTATAAGTCAATATTGTTTTTTAGTTCTTTTCGGGCTTGGGTGTGGGTGTTTTTAATTGTATTTGCATTACATAAAGCAATGATTTTGCAGCCAGCCGGGGCAATGGCGAAAGCGTGTGTAATATGCTTTTCGTCTGCGCTAAATGGTGGATTCATCACAATTAAATCAATGTGCGAAATCGTGGAACTTTCAAGGTTTAAAAAATCAGATTCTAAAAACCTTGCTTTTTGGCTTGAAATGTGCGCCAAGTCTTCATTTGATTCGCAAAATAAAACCTCTTTAGCTCCGTAAAGGGTCAAATAATCAATTATATTTCCCTTTCCTGCGGATGGTTCCAAAATGGTTTTATTTTCTATCTCGATGCCTTCCAGCATTTGATAAATCACGTCTTCGGGCGTTGGGTAAAAGTCTGGATTGAACATAGGATTAAAATTTAATGCGTTTTTCTTGTGTTGCTAATACTCCAAAGAAATAACAGTTCATTTCTTCGAAAGTCATAAAATTAGTTTTCGTGGAAATTGAATTTCCCTCTTGTTTTTCTGCAATTGCAAAAGTTTTACCTTTAATTTCATCACTTTTGATAAAAAGATTTTCATTTTTAGTAACCATTTTTAAAAAATTGGTTAGTGCTTCTTTTTGCTGGGTAAAATTCAATTTTTTCATTTTAGATCTGTATTAAGATTGATAAAAAAAATACCGTGAAAACTGCCAAAGAAATAAGGCAGTTTGTTTGTGTTGGGTTCTTCATAAGGTTAGTCTTTGAAAAGTTGACAAATTGCCTTGAATTCAGGTAACGTTAAATCCCTGATGCCTTCAAGCTTTAATTTAGCTTGTATAGCATCAAAACCGCAGCCGTTTAGGTCTGTGTCAAAAACTTTTATTTGTTTTTGCATTTGCTCTAATTGGTTGGGCGTTGCGTGTTCTTTGTAGAGTAAAACGGTGGCGTTTGCGCTCTGGGCTAGTGGTGTGTTTAATTTTTCTTTATATTTCAAAGAAATAATTAAATCGCTATCCGAAGGCAAAATTTGTTCAAATAAACACCATTGCGGGCGGTTGTATCCTTCTACGTCGCATAAGCCATTCATTGTGTCAAAATTTACATTTTGTAAATCATAAATTTTGCCGTTTGAAATACCAGTATATTTATTTTCAGTTTTCATTTTAGTTAATTTTTAAAATCGTTTCTATCTTCTTCCGTGAAATCTCCCGTTAAAAATCCCATTCCGTCATCGTCGTGGGTTTTATAATCTGGCTCTTTTAGTCTTTCGCTTAGGAAATCATAAATTTCTGAACTGTCTATGTCGTTATCTTGAAAAGCATCGAAAACAAATACTGTGAGAGCGTCGGCAAGCGTTGTTAATGGGTTTTCTTCATCATAATCAGGAAAATCCATAAAAGCATTTTTACATAGTAAATTAGCTCGGTCTATGATTGTTTTTTCTATTGGGTTCATTTTGTGAGTTTTTAATTATTCGTAAATGTTTAAAATGCAATACACTTCTACCGCCTTTTTTAGCGTGTTCTCTGTTGCTTGTGTGCTTTTGTTTTCGGATCTAGAATACATTTTGTTAAAATGCTCTAAGATTTCCGCTACGGGCTCAAAATCGTTTTCTGACTCGTCGCTGATTCCTTGACGGAAATCAATTGCTGTTACCTCACTATTTTCGATGTTAAAAAAAATAACTCTATCATTTTCGCTATCTATGATTTTAAAAATATTTTTCATCTTGTAAAGTCAGTTTGAAAACGTGACTAGGTTTATATTGTTGATACTAAAAATTGATACTAATTTGAACCAGATAAAAGTTTTTCAATCTCTGGCAATTGCTTTTTAGAGAATATCCAGCCAGCACCACAACTTAAATTTGAGTTCCAACGGCCTCCGATTGCTTTTAATTTGTCTTTGATCGGCTTTGTGTCTCCTATAACCGCGACGGCTTTTTCGCTGTAGTCAATTATTTGAACCTCGCCAGTCTTAACTTCTACTTTTTCAAAGTTTGCCGCTTCGGTTGGCTCTGGTGTTGCTGCTTCCGATGTTTCGAATACAAATTTATATGCTTCATCAGGAAAACCGCTAAATCCTTCAATCTCTTCAATCGAAATAACTTTGGCATTAACTGGTATTGCATTTTTTCTAAAGATGCGATACGGCAAGTATTTAAGCTCCTGCGGTTGATCTAGCCAAAATTTTTCTTTCATATTATCAACGAAAGAATTAAATAACGGCTCTAACTCTGGGCTGTGCTCTCTGGAAGTTGAAAGATATTTTAAACCTCCGAATACTCTATTAAAATTGTCAGGTGTTGGATCTCTAAAATCTCCCGTCTCGTCAGTGGAATAAGAAACGAATATATTTGTTTTTGTTTCCACTTCTTCCGCTGTTGGTCCGTCGGTCCAATAAATGTAATAACTAGAATAGTAATCTTTACGTACTGAAAATTTAACCGCTGGAAATTCTTTTTTCAACGTGGTAACAATATTCTTTTTTGTCGTGTTTTGGTCGTCTCCTGCATTAACAATCAAATGAGGGTACAACTTAGGAAGATTATTTTTTTCGTCCTTGTCGGCTTGCTCTTTGGCTGCGGCTGCTGTTTTCTCGTTAGCTTCTGCCGTGATTGCTAAACCAATATATTTTTCAACCTCCGAGGCTTCAAACGTTTCAAACGTATCAGAATAATATAAACCTATTCCAAATTTTTCGCTTAACGGCTTGCAATACTTATCTAAAGTTTTAAAACCGTTTCTATAGTTACTCATATAAACAAGTTTATAGCTGCCATATTGATCCGCTTCGCTAATAACGGCTAATTCTGTACCTTCGTGACCGTAACCAAAATAATATACTTTGCAGTACATTGGAAGGCTTTCGATTGGTTTGATCTCCTGCATTACGCCTTTGGTTCCAAACATACTATATACTTTCCCTGGTTCAATTGATTGTGTTTTCATAATGATAAGTTTTACTATTAATAATAATTTTTGATACTAGATTAATTAAACGACTGGCGAGAAGTAAACAACAAGCGCAACCACCACCACCACAAATACTACAAATAAAATCTCGTTTCTTTTTTCGCTAGATTGTACAATTGACAAAATAAATGCTTTCATAATATATAATGTATAAAGTTACTGTTTCGCCTATTTTTAGGCAGTCATTAGGCAAAGCACACACTTTGCGACAGTCAGCACCTATATATTTAATAAGTCGCTGGATTTCGGTTTATTTAGCCTGAGTAATCACACCCGCAGTTATAGTGTTGTCCACTCGCAGCAACCAGATAAAGTACTTGATTAACTACACTACAAATATAGTGTATAAATACTATTAGTATGTATAATTGTTATCACTATTTTTACTGCTATAGAAAAATAGAATCACAATCTATATCATCATAGACTAAAACTATCGCTTTAAAACCGCAAGGATCAACCCAGACAACAAGCATTAACAACCAGCAACACCAAGCACCAGCAACACAAAGAACATCCGTTTAATACCTTCCTTAAAAAAAG